ATCACGCCAATAAAGGCGAGGGGCTGCCGCGCCATGACCACGTCTATGCACACCTTACGATGTGCCACGCCGGCAGCTGCGCCATCCGTAAGGAAGGCAAAGAGCTGATCATGACCAAAGACACACAACCGATCAATTTGGTGGCGGGTGAGTGGCACGAGATCGAGGCCTTAGAAGACGGTACAATATTTGTCAACGTCTTTTCTGAGGGGAAACAATGAAGATAGCTGTATACGCGATCAGTAAGAATGAGGAAATGTTCGTCGAGCGGTTCTGCGAATCCGCCAAGGACTCCGACCTGATCCTGATCGCCGACACCGGTTCGACGGACAAAACTGTCGAAGTAGCTCGACAAAACGGCGCCGTGGTGCATGACATCTGCATCGCCCCCTGGCGCTTTGACAAGGCCCGGGACGCGGCCCTGGCACTCATCCCGCGCGACATTGATGTGTGCATCTCCCTCGACCTGGACGAGGTCCTGCAACCTGGCTGGCGCGAGGAGATCGAGCGGGTCTGGAAAGACGATACGACACGTCTACGCTACAAGTTCGACTGGGGCGCGGGGATCGCCTTTTTCTATGAAAAGATTCACCATCGCCATGGTTATCATTGGCACCATCCTTGCCATGAATACCCTGTGCCTGACGCTCGAACCCAGGAGGTCTGGGCCCATACAGACATGCTCCTTGTGGTACACAAGCCTGACCCGACCAAGTCCCGCGGTCAATACCTGGATCTTCTTAAGGTAGCCGTCACCGAGGACCCCCGCTGCCCGCGTAATGCTTTCTACTACGCCCGCGAGCTGACCTTCTACAGCAAGTGGGAGGAGGCCCTGGAGGCCCTCCACCGTTACCTGGCGATGCCCGAGGCCACCTGGCCCAACGAGCGGTGCTACGCCATGCGCCTCATCAGCAAGAGCCACGCAGAGCTCGGCAACGTCTGGGAGGCCCTCAAGTGGGCCCGCCTGGCCGTCGCGGAGGCCCCCGGGACGCGCGAGCCCTGGGTCGAGCTCTCCATGCTGACCTACCGGCAGTCGATGTGGGCCGAGAGCTTCTCAGCCGCCATGTCGGCGATCGACATCAAACACAAAGAAGAGGTCTACACGATGGACCCCTCTGTGTGGACCGAGAAGCCCTACGACCTCGCCAGCATCGCGGCGTGGCACCTGGGCCTCAAAGAGAAGGCGGTTGAGCTGTGCAAGAAGGCGCTCGAGTTCAACCCGACAGACACCAGGCTAATTGCAAACCTAGCATCTATGGAGACGGCGTGATGGACTTCGACGGGCAACACTTTTTCAACACGATCATCACACTCTGTGGTGCCCTGGGAGGGTGGATCCTGAAGACGATCTGGGACGCCATCAAGGAGATCAAGAGGGACGTCAAGGAGCTCAACCGTGAGGTCAACCAGGACTTCGTCCGAAAGGACGACTTCAAGGACGCCGTGAAGGACATCAAGGACATGCTAGGCAAGATCTTTGACAAGCTGGACAGCAAGATGGACAAGGGCGAATAAGCCCTTTTTCATGCGTAATTACCTATAGGAGATTCACAAAATGGCAACCAAACCCAAGAAGATGCACTCTGACCTAGCCGAGGACAAGAAGCTGGTCAAGAAGGCTTTCAAGCTGCACGATGCTCAAAAGCACGAAGGCAAGACGGACCTGAGCAAGCTCAAAAAGGGCGGCAAATGCCGATAAAGTCCAAAGCCCAAGAGCGGCTGATGCAGGGCGTGGCCCATAGCCCCGAGTTCGCCAAGAAGGTCGGGATCAAGCCCTCCGTGGGCAAAGAGTTCGTCAAGGCCGGCCCGGCCAAGAAGAGCCTCCCCGAGCGGGTCAAGAAGAAAAAATAATGGCAAGCAACTACGACAACACCTCGAACACGACGGCGCAGACGGTCATCACGGTTGACCAGATGATCAACTTCGCCTTCAGCGAGGCGGGTCGTTTGCCGGAGGAGATGACGCCCGAGAACGTCAACCGTGCGCGCCAGGCGCTCTGGTACATCCTCATCAACCTCTCCAATCGTGGCGTGAACCTCTGGCTGCTGGACTACCTGGTCATGGGCGCAGAGACCCAGACCCGTCAGTACAAGATGCCGGTCGGCACCGTGGACATCCGCGAGGCTAACTACCGCCTGATGACCCGCCCCAGCACGACGACGGACAACGTCTTTGGCGCGTTCAACACGTCCTCGGTTGACGTTGACTACCCCATCCTGCCCGGTGAGTCGGCGGAGGCCTTCTATGAGGACGGCTACCGGTTCCTGAGCGCCGGCTTCTACAGCAAAGAGCAGGGCGTTACTCTGACCGTCGAGTACAGCTACGACGGCATTACCTGGGGCAACATCTGCACCGTGACCAACGCCGTGATCAACGACTGGGGCTACACCCAGATCGACGGCTCCCCGATGGCCAAGTGGTGGCGGTTCCGTAACACCTCGGCGGCCACGATCAACATCCGCGCGCTGTCGCTGGCCTCGGTCCAGCAGGATATCCCCCTGGCGCGACTCAACCGTGACAGCTACTTCAACCTGCCGAACAAGGACTTCCTGGGCGAGCGTTCGCTCCAGTATTGGTTCGATCGCCAGGTGACGCCCATCATGAACGTGTGGCCGGTGCCGCAGGACCCGTTCCAGGCGTTCATGATCCTGATCGAGATGCAGCCCCAGGACGTGGGCAAGCTGACAAATGAGATCGCTGTCCCTGACCGCTGGATGCCGGCGATGCAGGCCCAGCTGTCTCACCGTGTGGCCAAGCTGCTGCCGGGTGTCGACATCAACCGCATCACGATGCTGAAGAACGACGCGATTGAGGCGACGATCACGGCGGAGAACGAAGACCGCGACAAGTCGCCGCAGTACATCACACCAAACATCAGCTACTACACCCGATAAGGACACATAGATGTCACAAGCTGGCTACACACCAATTCAACTGTATCACTCCACAACGGCGGCCGCGACACCCAGCGGCTCCAACATGGTGGTGGGCGAGCTCGCGCTCAACGTAACAGACAAGACGCTGTACGCGTTTGATGGCACCGATGTATTCTTGCTGGCCCAGGCCGGCGCCGTCAACCTCGCCAACAACCTGACGGGTGGCGCCAAGGGATCCATCCCGTACCAGAACGCGCTTGACGACACTGTGTTCTTGGCCCCTGGTGCTGCCGGTTATGTGTTGCAGACCAACGGCGCTGGCGCGGCGCCCACGTGGAACCCGGTGGAGGGCTACTCCGGCGGCACGGTGACCGAGGTCAACGGCGTCGGCTCAGTCAACGGGATCACACTCTCCGGCACCGTCAACGGATACGGCGACCTTACCCTGGGCGGCACACTGAGCGGTGTCGACCTTACGACACAGGTGACGGGCACGTTGCCGTTCGCGAACGGAGGCACCAACGCCATTACGCGTCAGGGAGCGATCAACGCATTGGCCAACGCCGTGACATTAGGGCACTACCTGCGCGGTGACGGTACCGACGTCGTTATGTCGGCCATCCAGGCCGCGGATGTACCGACGCTGAACCAGAACACGACAGGCAGCGCTGGCTCGGTCGTTACGACCAACTTCACGATTGAGCAGTCCAGCGGCAAGCTGGTGTTCAAGTATGGCACGACGACGATTGGCTCATTGGACTCGTCCGGCAACTTTATCGTCATCGGCAACGTGACCGGCTACGGGACGCCGTAATGACCCTCAACGCTTCGGGACCAATCAGCCTCGGCGGATCTACCGTGGGCGAGTCTGTCAACCTGGAGCTTGGTCAGTCGGCTACGGCCACCATTTCGTTCAACGACGCCGCGGTGCGAACATTGACGGGCACGACAGCAGGATCGACATTGAGCATGCCCGGTGGGTTCTGGGGCAAGTCCACGGCACCTTATCGGTTTACATTTTTCAATACCTCTGCGACAACGATCAGCCCCAACAATATGTTTGTCGATTCTTCCGGCAACACATATCTTGCGTCTGATTATGGTTATGTGGTTAAGTTTGACACCCACGGAACTTTTGTCTGGGGGTATAACATTTACAAAACCGGGCCGGTAGATTACAGGCTCAGTTTTTTCGGTATTAACGTAGACGCTAGTGGGAATGTGTATCTGACAGGCTCATACGGCTCCGGCACAAACAACTATGACGTCATCCTAAAATTAGATTCGTCAGGCGTCATACTGTGGAAAATAGCATACCTTATTGGAACCGGGGTCACGGAAAAGTATAGCCAAGTCCTCTTGGATAGCACGGGCAATGTTTACTGGTTGTCGAATGTACTTCAATCAGGCACAAACTATCCAACAATAACCAAACTGGATAGCTCTGGAACGACGATATTTCAAAAGACGATTACTTTGGCGATGAGCTCGTTGAGTTATGCCAAGATAGATGCGTCGAATAATTTGTATCTATCTGGGACTGCGGGCGCTGTCGCGGCGGTGATGAAACTGGATAGCAACGCAAACATATTGTGGCAACGCAATTTAACCCATGCCACAGATTCTGTGGATGGTTGGGATATTGCGTTTGACTCTTCGTCGAATGTGTATATGTTTGCCTCTTCTACGTATGTTAATGGCAGCGCGTTGCTGGTTAAATACAACAGCAGCGGCACGCTTCAATGGAAAAAAGTAATCACACCTACAACGGCAACCTTTACATCCAACAATGTGACGCCGGCTATCAGCATATCTGTTGACTCGTCAAACAATGTGTATTTTGGTGTGCCTGGGCCATATACAGGCGGACCTAAAACTCAATTTTTTGGAAGCGTAACCTCGTCCGGTACGCTGCGCTGGTTGAATGAAGTTAAAACCACGGCCCCCGTCGCTTCAGCTTCAGGCTGTTGGGGCCTGACGCAGATAGGCCCCGATGGTAATTTGTGGGTGTGTAGTAACATACCCAAACCGTCCACAGGCCAGTATTTTGATTTTATGGCCATCTTGCCGACCACGGGCACCGATCAAGGGAGCTATAGCTTGGCGGGAATCAGCTTCAGTTATCTCGCTGTTACTGCGTCGATTAGCGACGCCACCGCGTTATCAGACACAGCGGGGTCCGCAACAATTGCTACCAGCTCGTACTACCCGTATGTAATAACTTTCTACACAACGGCGTACACAACAACCGCGTCAACTTTGCTTCTTGGTGGTCCGTAACATGGCCCTCAACGCTTCAGGACCAATCAGCCTCGGCGGTTCCACTGTGGGGCAATCTGTCAACCTAGAGCTTGGCCAGTCGGCTACGACTACCATCTCCTTCAACGACGCCAATGTGCGCACGTTGACAGGCACGACAGCAGGCACATCGTTGAGTATGCCTGGTGGGTTCTGGGGTAAGTCTACGGGGGCAAGTTTTACAATCACAACAAATCAAAAACAGCTGGACCTACGTGCGTGGGTTTTAGCAAACGGTTGGAATGGCACTTTAGCCGTAACAGTAACAATAGATACAGGAGTTTACATTTGGAGCGATGATGTAACTGTTGCAGGCTTAATCATAGGGGGAGCATGGCCTGGGGGTTTAACGATCGTAAACAAAGGGTATATCCTTGGTAAGGGCGGTAAAGGTGGAGGATCAAAAAAACCAGGAGACCCAGAACCAATCTACTATACCCCCGTTCCTGCGCAAGCCGGGGGGCCTGCAGTGTCAGCGGGGGCTAACTGCAACATAGTAAACAATGGATACATTTGCGGCGGCGGTGGCGGCGGAGGAATGGGGGAGTTTGCTGCTGGTGGTGGTGGCGCCGGTGGAGGCGCCGGCGGGGACTACAGCACATATTTTTTAGGCGCGGGCACCGGAACGGCTTTAGGAGGCGCCGGTGGAACTTTGAATGGCACGGGAGTCAAAGGCGGCTCTATTCCCCAAGAATGGGAAGGGTCTCTTGAAAACTACGGTGCCGGCGGCGGCGGAGGCAGACAAATTCCGGGCTCAGGCGGCTCAGGAGGAATAGTAAACCCTTCAATAGATTACACACTGCAACAAAACGGTGGTTTTGGCGGCGGCGCTGGTGGAGGCGGAGGGGGTATGTTTTTGAGTGGAATATCCGGCGGTTTTAATGGGTACAACGGAGGCGCCGGCAACAATCCGGGTGTTGGTGGCACATATGCAGGCGTTTATCTGCCGGGTGCGGGGGGTGGCGGTTGGGGCGCCGCGGGGGGTTCTTCTTACATTTTATATACGGATGTAATTACAACGGGGGGCGCGGGAGGAAAAGCCGTGGCGTTAAATGGAAACACAGTTGTGATCAGTGGGTCTGGAACATTGTACGGGGCGGTAGCATAGCGTGGAACTCATTGACATTCTTGCAAAAGGCTGGCCGATGTTGTTGGCCATCATCACACTGATCATCGTGTTGTCCAAGCTCGACCTGCGCGTTGCCGTGCTGGAGGAGAAGGTCAAGACGTTGTTTGAGCTCATCAACAAGAAGGACAAGTAATGGGCATCCTGGACGCACTCGCAACCGGCCCCATGGGGGCATTGGTCTCTGTCGGCAGCAAGATCCTGGACCGTGTTATCCCGGACCCCGCGGCCAATGAGGCGGCCAAGTTGGAGCTCGCCAAGCTCGCCCAGGAGGGCGAACTGGCCAAGATGGCCAGCGACACCAAACTGTTTGAGACCGAGCAGAATAACCTGACCCAGCGCCTGCAGGCGGATATGGGGAGTGATTCATGGCTGTCCAAGAACATACGGCCCCTGACTCTCATTGCAATTTTAACGGGCTACTTTACTTTTGCAATGATGTCCGCTTTTGAAAAGAACACCAACCAGGCATACGTTGAGTTGTTGGGTCAGTGGGGCATGCTAATCATGTCGTTCTATTTTGGCGGCCGCACGCTTGAAAAAATCATCGACATGAAGAACAAAAAATGAACCTGAGCCCTCACTTCACACTCGAAGAGTTGACACACACGGACCACCGTGAGCTGGACAATACCCCGAATGACTCCGAAATCAACAACCTCAAACGCCTCGCCGAGTTCCTGGAAGATGTCAAGTCGACCCTCGGAGGCAAGCCGATCATGGTCAACAGCGCCTTCCGATCCAAGGCTGTCAATGACGCTGTGGGCAGTAAAGACACTTCTCAGCATCGCCGGGGCTGTGCTGCTGACATTCGGGTTCCCGGGATGACACCCGACGAGGTGGTCAAGGCCGTCATTGCGGCCCAGCTGCCGTATGACCAGGTGATCCGTGAGTTTGATCGGTGGACCCATATCTCCGTGCCCAATAGCCCCCTGGATAAGCCACGGCACCAGGCGCTCATCATTGACAAACAAGGGACGCGTATCTACGCGTAAACAAGATGTCCGCAGCAAACATGACATACGACAGCCTCGTTGAGGATGTCATCAAGTACGCAGAACGAAACGACGAGTCCTTCGTGACCCAGATCCCACGCCTGATCATGCTCACCGAGCAGAGTATCGCCGCGGAGATCAAGACGCTGATCCAGCTGAACGTGGTCAACACGGTGATTGCCGCCGGCGACTCTGTGTTGGAGAAGCCTGTGCGCTGGCGCAAGACGACGAGCATGAAGATCAATGGCGTCCCCGTCCTGGACCGATCCATGGACTACGTGACGCAGTACCTGAGCGAGGCCCCCGCCGGGCAGCCGCTGTACTACGCCGAGTATGACTATGACCACTGGGGTTTTGCTCCCGCGGCGGACCAGGACTACCCGGTTCAGATCATCTACTACAGCCGCATCCAGCCCCTGGACCAGACGAACCAGGAGAACCTGCTGACCCGCGAGGCGCCGCAGGCTCTGCTCTATGGCACGCTGCTGCAGGCCCAGGGCTACTTGAAAAACACAGAGAAGCTGGCCGTGTGGAAGCAATATTACACCGACGCCATCACCGCACTCAAAGGCGAGGATGGAAGCCGCATGGTTGACCGCAACACTTCACGACAGGAATCATAATGCCGACATTTACCTCCCCCTTTACTGGCAACGTAATCCAGCCGACCGACGTCAGCTACGCAGCGTTTGACCTCAGCGGCACGCTGCAGCTGTACTGGCCGCAGTATGTCAACGACGGTCAGCAGGTCGTGGCCCGCATCATCGACGTCAACGCGACCAGCCCCGACTCCATCCTGACTCTGCCAAACGCGTTGCAGGGATCTGATGGCTCGGACATCCTGATCCGCAACGTCGGCAGCTACGCCTTCTTCGTACAGAACTACGATGAGGTCAACTCGTTTGTTGTTGATACAGGGACGGCATCGTACACATATCTGACAGACAACACCACGACCGGCGGCGTCTGGGGCAACATTGCGTTCGGTGCTGGTGTGGCTTATGCTGACGCGGCGACACTCGCCGGAAACAGCACCGCCGCGATCCTGGGCCGCCTTGAGACGGCGTTCGTCACGAGCTCCTACATCATCGCGCCGAGCATCACTGACTCCTCTCGTGGCCACTGCCTGGTCTGGACCAGCGGCGCCGGTACCTGGACGCTGCCTGCGGTCTCCTCGCTGTCTGAGGGTTGGTTCATCCTGATCCGCAACAACGGCACCGGCGCCTTGACGATCGAGACCTCCGCGGTCAACTCCACGATCGACGGCCAGAGTAACATCACGCTCCCCCTTGGAGACTCCTGCTTTATCTGTGTCAACCGCGACATCACCAAGCAGGACTTCTTCACCGTCGGCCGCGCGCGACCCAACAGCCTGACGTTCTCCTCGGCGACCTATGACGTGGATACCGTTGTCGGCGCGACACTGAGCCTGATCACCAACACACCTATCATCCAACGCTTCACCGCGTTGAGCGGTTCGCGCACGACGTCGTTGCTGGTTGAATTGCCGGCTGTGACGCAGGTCTACTACTTCCTGAATGACACCGGACAGAGCTCGTACAACATCGAGTTCCAGGTGCAGGGCAGCTCCCAGACGCCGTACTCCCTGGCTGAAGGGCGGCAGGCGATCGTGTTGAGCGACGGCAACAACATCTACCCCCTGCTGCAGGCCAACGTCGGTCAGTTCCTTGCTGACCGCGGCTCTGCCGCGAGCCCGGCGTACTCGTTCAGTGCGGACCCGTCGTCTGGCATGTACTCGCCTAACGACGCGCAGCTCGGTTTCTCTGTCAACGGCCAGGACATCGTGGTCATGGACGGCACGGGCGGGCCCGGTAACTTCGTGACGACAATCACGGGTGAGGTTCGTGCGGGCCTCATCTCTGGGGGTACATTCTGATGGCTGACGGACAAGACGGCGCGTCTAAAATCTTCACGCTGTTTGTCAAGCCGGGCATCAAGCGCGACGGTACGCGCTTTGAGGGCGACCAATTCAGCGATGGCAAATGGGTCCGGTTCCAGCGCGGGAAGGCGAAGAAGGTCGGCGGGTATCGTCAGATGTTCGCGACCCCCTACAACGTCCCGCGCGGGATCATCACCAACCCCTACAACGGTGTGAACTACGTCTTCGTGGGTAACCGCGAAGGCATCGAAGTCTTCAACACCGGAACAGACCAGGGTGTGGGCGTGGGCCCGTTCCAGGTGGAGTTCAGCAACACCTACGTCGTGACAGACATCCACTCAGGCCCGGTCACCATTGAGGTGGCCGGCGACGTCACGTCGATCTTCCCTGACGACACCACGTTCTGGGCCTACAATACCTCTGAGCTACGCACAGACTACACCACGGTCGGATCGCCGTCTTACAACTCTGGCACCGACAAGACGACGATCACCCTGACCTCGTTGGCGGGGCTGCCGACCACAACACCGCTCGAGATCTACACCCCTATTACGTTTCCTGTAAGCGATGAGTACCTGTGGCAGTTCGACATTGCATTTGACTCCACCGGCGCCGGTAACTCCAAGCTGTTGGCACACCCAGGGAAGAACCTGCACAACATCGACTCAGGTGTTGTGACCTCGCTGTACGCGGGCAACTTCTTGCCTGACGCCGCGACACAGAAGTACATCCTGACCCAGGTCGTGGACTCCACGGGCTCGCAGCCGACGTACCAGCCGATCGATGTCAGCGGCGGCGTCGTGGTGCTATACCCGTTCATTTTCGTGTACAGCAACTTCGGCAACCTGCGCAACAACAACGTCACGTTCACCCCTGGCTCGACGACGGTGCAGACGTTCTCCGACTGGAATGGTCCCCTGGCCAACGACGTGAACATCACCGCGGGTAAGATCGTGCGTGGGTACCCCGTGCGCGGCGGCACCGCGTCGCCGTCAGGCCTCGTCTGGTCAACCAACGGCCTGGCGCGTGTCTCGTTCACGTCCACCTCGCCGTACTACTGGCGCTATGACACCATCGCCACGGAGGTCTCCATCATGTCATCCAACGCGGTGACCGAGATGGACGGCATCTTCTACTGGATGGGGACAGATCGGTTCTACATCTACAACGGCGCCGTCAAGGTCCTGCCGAACGACAAGAACGTCAACTACCTCTTTGACAACCTGAACTTCCAACAGCGTCAAAAAGTCTGGGCGACCAAGGTCCCCCGGTTCAACGAGATCTGGTGGTTCTACCCCAAGGGCACGGCCACGGAGTGCAACGACGCGATCATCTACAACGTCAAGGACGACATCTGGTACGACGCTGGGATGGCCGAGGGCGCCCGCCGCTCGTGTGGCTACATCACCGAGGTGTTCCCCCGACCCATCTGGTGCGGCTGGGACCCTGAATTTACTTTAGGCATCAACTATCAGTTGGCATACGGCCCCAATAACGGCAGCCCGGCCACGACGGAGTACCAGGTTATTGTTGACGGGGACCTCTCCACCAACCCACCTGGTAGCTACATGGTCTTCGAGAACGACGAGGCCACGATCAACCAGATCGTGTCGGCCACGTTTACCAACGACTCGAACGGCGGCACGACGCTGATCACGTTCGCCGACATGCTGGACCCTGCCCTGGAGACTGGTTCAACCATGGCCCAGATTACCGGCGGATACCAGATCTGGGAGCACGAGTTCGGGCGCAACAAGATCACGGCGACCGAGGAGTACGCCATTGAGTCCTACGCGGAGACGTCAGACATCAGCTGGGTCGGCGGGACGCCCGCGGAGGACCATACGATTTCGGCCAACCGCCGAATGCACATCACCCGTATCGAGCCGGATTTCAACCAGCGGGGGGAGATGTCCATGGTCATCGTGGGGCGGCCGTTTGCCCAGTCGCCGTCTGTGGAGACCGAGGAGTTCGTGTTCGGGGAGAATGACGGCAAGATCGACATGCGTGTCGAGCACCGCCTGATCAACCTACGCTGGAAGAGCAACGTGATCGACGGCAACTACGAGGCCGGCCGCATCATGATCACCGCCGAGATGGGCGACGAGCGACCCTGATGTTCATCGAATTCCTACCCGATTATGGGACCTGGGACGACTGGAACGGGAACATGATCCACTACTTTGCGGAGCAGCAGTTCCCCTTTGTGTCCGAGGCGGACTGGAGGGTCCTGGCCAACGCCATCGCCCTGAACCCGGTCTTTGACAAGTACGGCGTCCCGGCCCCCGAGGCGTTCACGGACTGGCGCCAGTGGGCACATCAGTTGACCGAGTCTATCAACGGAGATGGGGCGTAATTATGTGATAAAATGGGTAATTCTTTATAGGGAAATATCATGATAGATTTCATAGATCTCTTTAACAGAGTTGCCCGAATTGCTCGACCGGCCCATCACGCTTTTGCGCCGCTCGAGTCGATGGATCAAAGGTTTGAGGATTCGGACCTGGACTCACTCGATATGCTGATGATCGCGATTTATTTCTCGGACATCTACGGCATCGAGGAGAAGGTGGCCAAGGAGATGCACCCGGAGACCTTGCAACAGCTGTACGACCTGGTCTGTCAGCACAGGACAAAGGTTCCGACGTCGATCGAAGAGGCTGTGGGGCTGATCAATTGATCTACCTCACAGACTACAGGACGGCGCACTCGACGCAGGTCGAGTTGTTGGATGACATCATGTTCCCTCAACGGGTGCATTGGTTCCCAGAGACGTATGCCAGGGTGAAGACCGGCATGTTCTACCCGCCCCATAAGGTGGCGGAGAAGGTCCTGGATCCTGCATTGATGAGTGTGCTTAAAGATAGGCCGTGCAAGACGGCGCTCATCCTGGCCGCCGGCAACACTGCATTTGCTGGGTTGAAGGCACCAGAGAGGCCCGAGACGCGGTTGACGTATGACTACCGTTTCTTGCCGCTCACGTTGACCCAGGTCTACGCGGGCCGTGTGGCCCAGGCCCTGGGAGGCGTTGAGCACGTGGTGACAGACGCATCGGCGTGTGCATCCAGCCTGAAGGCCTTGATGGACGTGCAGACGCTGATTGAGATGTACGGATTTGATAGGGTGGTCGTGCTGTCGGTTGAGGACGGCGTGTCAAACACGGTGTTGGAGTTCTTTGGAGAGACGAAGGCCTCCCTGTCCTGGAAAGAAGAGCAAGACGGCGTGTTGCCCTCGGCCTTCGATACAGTGAACCGAGGGTTCAGGATTGGGCAGGGGAGCGTGTTGGCGGTATTCGAGTCTGATCGGGTGGCGCAGAACGCAAAGGCCAAGCTGCTGGGTGCGTATAGCGCCAGCGAGGATAGCACGAACGCTATCGGGCAACGAGAGGATGGACAGGGGTTCATCCGGGCCATGGACGGGGCGATGGCCTTGGCTAAGGTCAAAGAGGTTTCAATAGTTAAAACGCATGGCACTGGGACGGCGTCAAACAACGTCGCCGAGAAGGCCGCAATAGAGGCAAGACTGAAGGATTTTGTGGCAACGTCATACAAGGCAAAAATCGGACACACGATGGGCTCGAGCGGCCTGTTGGAGACCTGCCTGTTGCTGGACGACATGGCGAACACGGGCGTTGTCCCAGGGATCGCCAACCGGACCAATCAAGACCTTCGTTTCCTGTCTGAGGACATTGCGGTGCCCGGCAACACAATCCTGAGCCTTGCCGCGGGCATGGGCAACATTTATTCAGCCGCAGTGCTGTCCACGGAGATCTGAGATGCCTACGTTTGATAGTAGACAGCGAAAGTTAAACATTGCGGACATTGTGACATATGGCGCGGATAACGCAGGTACAGGCATCCCCCTCCAGCAGGTCATCCCGGCCATTTTGCAAGAGCTATCTGGCCCGAACTGCGTGTACAAACAAATCGGCAACACCTTATTCATCGTTCACCCGGACAAAGATGGCAAGGCTTTTTTCCGCGCCCTGAACGCGGATATCGCACAAAACTACATCAACAACAGCCGACAGTTCTGCGTGTGGGCTAAAAAAGAGCTCGGTCTGAGTTTCCTGGTCACGCAGTTCAAAGGCAGAGAGATCGAGATGATTGCGAAGAGCATCTCTCGTAATCCTCCCATGCCTGGCATGGAGTATCAAATCCTTCCTATGAAATCAGGCGAAACAAGACTGGTTTTAATTCTGGGACCGGCAAAGGGCTAATATGGGTTCAGCAGTAACATCAGTCACCGGGGGCCTCTACGATACAGTAGCCGATACCGCACAGACCGTGCGATCTGCGGCTATCGACACAGTTCAAGATACAGCGGCCGCGGTATACGATAACGTCGTGTCTCCTGTCGCCACTGTCGCCACGGACACCATCAAGGCCGCAGCGGCCGACCCGATTGGGACGATGGCCACGGTGGCTACGGCCATCGTGGCCCCCGAGCTACTGCCTCTCGTCTCTGCTGGAAACACACTCGCCAAGGGGGGCGACCTGGGTGACGCGCTGAAGTCCGCGGCAGTAACCTACGTAGCACAGGGCGTTGGCCAGTACGCTGGCGGCGTGGGCGATCAAGCCACCGCGGCGGCCACGTACGGCACGGACCTGGGCTCGCAACAGACGGCCATGCTCGCAGCCCAAGAGGCCGGCATGGGCACAGTCAACGACCTCGTTGGTAACAGCATCGGCAGCACCGCGGCCAATATCGTGCGCGGCCAGGACCCTCTGACTGCGCTGACCAATGGTGGCATCAACGCTGGCACCGCCGCGGCGACCGCACAAATCCCAGGGTTTGAGAGCCTGACAGCCGCACAGCAGCGCGCGGTTAACTCCGTGGTGGCGGCGAAGCTGGCCGGCGGCGACCCATCACAGGCGCTCATCAACTCCGCGATCAGCGCAGGCATCTCAGAGGCCCGTCAGTATACTCCTGACTCTACAACGGCACCCCCGTCCGGCGTCAACCTGGCCTCTGCCGATACAGGCACCATGTCTGACGCAGACGCCCCCTACACGGTCTCGATTGGCGGCGTGCCGATCTACGCCGAGTCCTCGGGCGCTGGAAACGTGTCCGCCCCATATGGATATGACCTGATGAGCATGTCCCAGGCCGACCAGCGGCCTGAAGGTGCATATTACGACGCCACACAGAACGCCTGGTTCACGCCGAACCAAGAGGTGCAGCAGCTGCAGGACCAGTTGACACTGCAAGCTGGCGATCAGACAGAGGGCACGATCCCCGAGGACACGCTTGACCCGTTTGCCATCACCGGCGATATCAGCGGGACACCCTCCTCGTCTGGTGCAGATACAACCGGGGCTGGTGCAGATACAACCGGGGCTGGTGCAGATACAACCGGGGCTGGTGCAGATACAACCGGGGCTGGTGCAGATACAACCGGGGCTGGTGCAGATACGGGCACCGGCACCGAGGTCTCCCCTGGAACGGATACGACCACGCCGATCGCCACGGAGGCGCCCGCTGAAGTCGACCTAAATGCGGCCACCTCTGACCTGCAGAACGTCTACGGCGGCGAGCTGCCGATCGAGGACGTCGCTGCCGGGCTGACTGATACGACAACACCTACGACAACACCTACGACCACCAGCGGCGGCACCGGCATCTCGACGATCGGCAAGGCGCTGATCGCAGGGCTGCCCGCCACAACTGGCGGCACGTCGACCGCCGGCGGCACCACGCCCACCCAGGCGCCGGCCAGCTCGTCCTACGTGCCCATGGACAACCCGGTGTACAAGAACGCGTACTCGGACATGACCTTGTTGAATCCGGTCCTGTTCTCTTTGACCGGCCTGGGTCCGGCGTCGAGCTCAACCCGTGACAACCCCCTCAACAAGCCCGCGACGGCCCTCGACGTTTCCTTCGGCACCTCGTTCGATAACCCGGTGCAGAACACGTTTGACGCGCCGACGGAGTGGTTCTCCAAGGGCGGCCTCGCTGGTGCCTCGCACCCTATGGGGGAGCCGCAATATTACTCTGAGGGCGCACTGACCAGCCTCCAGGTCAAGGGTGACGGCGACGGCACCTCTGACGACATCCCGGCCATGGTGGCGAGAGACGAGTACGTCCTCCCGGCCGACATCGTATCTTCGTTGGGCAATGGGTCCAGCGACGCGGGGGCTTCGGTCCTGGATCAGTTCGTGCGCCAGATCCGCACGCACCGTCGATCCAACGACCCGGGCGAGCTGCCTCCCGACAGCGCGGGCCCACTTGAATATTTGACAGCAGCCCTTTCCAAAGGAAGTAAGCATGGCCGGAATCTTTGATACCTCCAAAACAACGTCCACGGCGCTACCGTCGTGGTTCACCAACGCGCAGCAGAATATCGCGGGCACCGCGGGCACCGTGTACGGCGCCACGCCGGCCCCTGGAGAGACCGCACTCAAGGGTGTAGGTGAGACGTTCAACACGGCCCAGAACCCGTTCACGACGGCGATGGGCGGCCTGCAGGATGTGTATCAGGGCATCAGCACACCGTTTGATGCCAGCGGGCAGCCGAATCCCGCCAGCCCCCTTGGATCTTTGTTCGCGTCCCAGTACGCCAAGCTCGACCAGATCCTACCCCAGATCACGGCCAAAGAGGGCGCGGCTGGCATTGGCTCTGGCAACTTCAACTCCCTGCGCGGACAAACGGCCAACGCCGCCGCACGCGCCGGCGCTCTGACGACCCTGACAGAACAGCAAAATCAGGCGCTACTCAACGCACAGACACAAGGCATCCAGGCACTGCAGGGTATCGGTAACATCGGCTCCCAGTATGGCACGACGGGCATCAACCTCGCCAACACCCAGATGCTGGGTGGATTGCCGTCTCTGGCCAAGTACAGCGACATCGTCAACAACATGGGCGCCTATGCACCCAAGACGGTCGAAGAGATCAACAAGGGCAGCACCGCGGAGAACATCAGCAAGGGCCTGCAGATGGCAATCGGCGCCGGTAAGACGATCGACAATATTCGTGCAGGCACCACGGGGATTGGTTGGTTGGATAACTGGTTGAAGGGTAACCAGTCGACAGTTGGCGATGGTGGTGCCGTCAGCAGCGCCGACTTCAATAACACGACGTCAGGACTGAACCCCGACGGCACGCTGTACACTGGACCTATCTCTGACGCCGACCTGGCTGCTGGGTTTACCACAGACACAACCGAAGAGTGAATATGACCCCTAACGATCAAATTGGCGGTCTGCCCGCGACAACTGAAGAAACCGAAGCCGTACTGCGCCCAGGCACAAAGGGTAATGTCTCTGTGGCCGGACTCAAGGGCGTCTCGTTGGAGGCACCCCAAAGCTCTGATATCCGCGAACGGCTGATGCAGATGATCGCAGAGCGTGAAGGTTACGGTAAGTCAATGCAGGGCGCCATGGAGCACCTGGCCCTGGCTGGCAGCGCCCCGGGTGAGTTCACGCGCAACTACGGCGAGCACATGACTCGCAACCGTCAACGTGAGCAGGACCTATTGCAGATGCGCATGGGTGTCGCACAGTTGGCCAGTGAAGAGGCCCGAGTCAAGCGGCTGGCTCAGGAGCGAGCACAGTGGGCTCAACGCTTTGGATTGGATGGCGCGCCTGCTACGCAGATGCCTGGCGCAACTGGTGGCGGTCTATCTACCGCTGACGCTGCGAACACAATGACCAGCAACGCGCCTTCTACAGGTGGACTCGGCATCAACGCCCAACGACCACAAGGTCCCGGCACCGAGGGGCAACCCGCTGGAGGGCTTTCCGCGGTCCGCCCGCAGACGGCGTTCACACCCGCGCCGTCTCCGCAACAACAGATGGACACCACGCTCCAGTCGTTGCCGCCGGCGCAGAAGTTTGCGTTGATGGACTTGCAATACAACAACCCGACAAAGTTCTCGGAGCAGTTGATCAGCCTGACGAAGCCGACAGACTTGCAGCGCGAGCTGTCGTTCTTGACTCCGGAGGCATATCAGACTGCCGCCCTGGCCAAGCACGCTGGATCCTCGGCAGAATACGTCACGGTGCCGGATCCGAACAACCCCGGTTTTGAAATGCGCGTGCCGCGCACACAACTGCAACGAGAGCTGTACGGCATTTCGCCGCGCGCACCTGGAGCTCCGGCTGGCGGCGTCTCAGCGCCCACGGGTTCTGTTGCCATGCCAGCACCTGGTGGCGCCGCAGCAGCGCCTGCAACACCGGCCGCAGCCCCAGCTGCACCGGTTGCAGCAGGCCCCGCAGGCAGCGCTGTTACTACGCCCAACCCGTATCCTCGCACAGACCCGCGCTGGGCTCAGTTTGAAGAGGCTCGCGGCAAGGCTAACATCAACGTCGAGGAGTCAGCAGCCAAGAACGTGGGCGAAGGCGATGCGAAAGAGATCTCGCGGATGTCCATCGTGTCTGATCAAGCCAAAAACCGAGTCCCAGAGTTGGACAGGGCGTTGGAGGCACTGGATAGCTACCCGTCCATGTTCGGTCGGCTGATGAAGCCGACGCTGACCTCTACCGTGCTCAATGCGCTCTCGCAGGGTGTGTCGGCCGGCCGCCTCGGCAATATCGGGTTCCCCGGCGTCAACGAGTACTCCATTCAGTTGGATCCTGTCGCACGCAAAGATCCCAAGGCCATCACCGCTTGGTACGACGTCGCTGGCGCCATGAACAAGGTGCTGGCCGACTACACGGCTATTGCGAACGAAGGCCAGGGCCAGGTGTCTAACTCTGAGCGTCAGATGTATCGTGACTCTGTGGGTGACGCATCCCGGATTGATGCCGAGGGGTTGAAGAAACGCATCCTGGTCGCACGCCTCAACTACCAACACACAAGAGAGGCAAACGAAGCCTGGAATACAGCTCAACGTGGTGGCGAGCGTAGTCTCCAACGCTTCAAGGCGTCTCCGGCGTATCAGCAAATGCAAGAGCGTCAGTATTATGAGTCCGCAAAAGCGCTTGGTGTTAAGAACCCCAAGTTTGTGCGTGACGGTGCGGGTGAAGAAGACGAGGCAGCAGCGCTGCGTCGTGAACTGAGAGGACAATAATGGCAGACATCTATGACAGCCTGAACGCTAAACAACTTCGCGTAGCCCAAAAAATCAAACGGGCCGCGAAAGAGGTTGGCGTTGACCCTCACGTGCTATTGGCCATGGCCATGCAAGAGAGTGGGTTCGATCAAAACAAAATTTCAAAAACAGGTCCTGTTGGTGTTGGTCAGATTGGTGCTAAGGCTGCGATCGATGCAGGGATCAAAGATCGGTATAACGAAGACCAGAACATCATCGCGATGGCTCGTTACTACAAGCAGAACCTGGATAGAAACAAAGGCAACGTCCACGCGGCGATTATTGACTACCACGACGGCCCTGGCACATTCAAAAAAGGGAATGCGTCTCCCGAGGCAACCGAGCATGTGGGTAAAGTCTTTGGCTATATACCACAATTTGGCGGAACAGTTCCGTCGACGGTGGCCACAACTGGGAGTTCTCTTCCAGCAATTAAAAGAGCAAATGCAGCAGAGGCTGACTCCGCTGGCACCGGGTCAATGTATGACATTGGCGACGTCCTCGCTGGTACCGCTGGTACTATTGGCGGCACTCTTTTCTCGTCGCATTCGCCGCGCTCGGCGGCGTCTGTAGCAAACCAGCTTCGTTTGCAAGGACAAAAGCAAGGTGAGATCGACGCCACCAACAAGATGCGGGAACGAGAATTCCGCGCGGAGGAGGCTAAATACAACGACGCCATGGAGCTTCGCAATAAGGCAATCCAGGCGGCGACAGAACAGCAGGCGCCCCACTCGCTTGATCAGTACACCAACAAGATGCTCAAGCCGGGCAGCTCGAACGTCATCACGTCTAACCCGTTGATCGTAACCCAAACCGGGGCTCAAGGTGAGGTGCCAAAGGTTCAGAGCAACCTGCAACGCGCCTCAACGCTGGACCCGATGGCTACCAACATCGACCCGCGCACGGGTCTGTCGTTGCCGTTTGGGACACCGATGAGCACGCCGCCCCCGCCCGTGGAGTCTCATTTCCCGATGCCAAAGCGTCCGGTGTTGGAGACAGTGCCCCCCGCGCCGGTGAAGGAGCCCTACATGGGTTCTCATAAGGGTCGGATTGGAACCGGTTTCGGGACCGGCCTCGCTGCGTTGCAAGGATCTAACGCGATCCGTCGCGCTGAGGAGGGTGATGTCATTGGTGCGACCCTTGGCGGGGCCAGCGCCCTCGGTGGCGCTGGTACGCAACTGCGTAACCCCAAGGCCGCGATGGCGTCCGGTTTGTTTGGCGCCGCGACAGCAGGCGCGCAACAGCTGTATGACTACCTCCGTGAGGGCGCCAGCAACCTGACCGGTGACACCGGTATCCCGCCCATTGATAACTACATCAAGAGCATGCGTGCTCAACAGGAGGCAGACAAAGAGGTCACTCACAAGGCCGCCGGAGGTCTTACTGATCTACCAAAGTACGCCGGCCGCAACCCTAAAGGGCAGCTGGTTGGTGAGGGCATCAAGAAGGTCGAGGACCTGATTGGTCGGGCGCCCAGCGGTGCCGGGTCCATCATGGCCAACCGTTACCCGCTCACCGCGCCGCCTGCGCTTGCGATTGACAAAAAGACGGGCAAAGAGTTTCTACAAAAACAGAACTCTCCCGAGGCAATGATGGTCGAGGCCATCCGCAAGCAGGCGCAGAAGGATATCGACAAAGGCAACTACACGCCGTTTTTTGACGTGTCCAAGCGGTTCCATGTTGATCCGGCGAACTACCCCCTCCAGGGGTCGACGATCACCCAGGCGATGCCCAAGAAGCAGGCCACGATCGACAAATGGCGTGCTGAGTTTGATACCCCCGAGGTGCATGGTCGACTGAGTGAGGCCTTCAACAAGGCCAAGGGCGACCCCCTGACCTGGAACTGGTACGCCATGGGGCAGCTGGAGAACGAGTACGTCAAGCGACTCGGCCCGGAGGCCGGCCGCAAGGCGTTCCGTGAGTCCTTCGCGGAGCCAATGGCCGCTACCACCGGCGGCGCCGACCCGACGTCCAACCTGCTGATGAGCTACTACGGCAACTACCTGAAAAAGCAGGGTATGCCGATGCCTGCAGCGGCGTACGAGATGCCCTACCCGATCGGCGGCCGGTACGCCAGCGGCAACATGGCGATGTATGACAAGGTGATGAACCAGGGCGCAGGACTGACGCCGGCGACACCTAAGCGGTTCAACTTCGCCGCGGACTTCATGGGCCACATGGACCGACCCACCATCGATGAGCAGATGAGCGGCCTGTACAAGCCTGGTATGGTCGTCCCCCCTGGCGACTCCTATGGCATCACCGAGCAGGTCCTGAACGACGTCGCGCGCCAGCATGGCGTGTCCCCGGTCAACTTCCAAGAAGTCGCATGGGCCGGCGCCAAGGGTACCAAGGGCAAGCCGATGATCCAGCACGTCAACGAGGCGATTGAGCGGACCTCGCGCGTGACAGGCATGACCCCAGAGCAGGTCGTTGAGCGTAGCCTGGTCCAGCGGACGTCACCGTTGTATGGCGGCGCGGCCGGTGTCGGCCTGGGGGCCTCTCAGATGGAAGAGAAGGCCCGCGGCGGCCTCACCGGGCTGTAATCCATTCGGGCAAAGCGGACGGAGAAGCCGCGCCCACCATCATTTTCGATAGCGAGTATCGATCCACGACTCCGCGGCGAGAGGGAAGTTGGGCGCCCAAATTGGCGGGGTGGTGAGAGCGGTCATCATCAACTTCTCTACCTCTTTCGCGTCATCGATGCGACAGAGTGAAAGGATCTCGTCATGGATAAGGTTGATCACATCCACGCCTTTATCATTCAGCGTCCGCGCAGATTCGGCAAGGAAATCTCGTGCAGTGCCCTGGACGGAACTCTGAAAAATGCTGGATCCGATGAGCTTGTTGCGGCCCCACTTCCGAGTGTAGGTGTTCTGGCTGAGGACGTAAATGACGTCGGCCATCTTGCCCCATGGGGTAAGCTCCTGAACCACCTCCGGGCGCTGCCAGCAGATAAGCCGCCCACTCGGTAGCTGCATCCACAGCGCGCCACGCGCAACCTTCAGCTTCACTTTCCCGGCCGCAAACGCCGTCCCCGGGCTCTTGATGGCGTCAACCGCCGCCTGCCCCATCGCGTACCAGCAGTTCTTCACCTTGGCGTACGCCGCGCGGTACGCGTTCACCATCGTCTCAGCCTGTTCCAAGGTCAGCTTAACCCCCATCGTCTCAGCGTAAGCCACGAGCCCCTTGGCCCCCTGGCCGAACATACACCCCAGCACCGCCGACTTGCTGACCTGCCGCATGTCCTTGGTGACCTCCTCATACAACACGCTGTAGAGGATGGTGGCAAACATCTTGTACTCGTCCATGCCGTCGCGGAACAGCTCCAGCTTGTCGTTCTGGCCGGCCATCCAGGCAGATACCCGGTTCTCGATCGAGCTCAGGTCGGCGTCGACGAACGTGTAGCCCTCCGGGGCCTTAATGGCGTTGCGCACGATCGACGAGCAGGCGTCCATTGCCTGGTCCTCGAAGGCTACCTTCATAAGGTCGTAGTCGCCGTACTCCAGCGCCAACTGGACCGCCTTGTTGATGTGCTCATCTTTCATCCACAACGCTGGGCGTGCGATGTTCTGGAGGTTGATCCCCCTGGACGCCCATCGCCCCGTCGAGGCGCCGTGATACACGAGGCCGTTACGGATGCGGCCGCCCACGTGGACCTCGGCCATCTTGTTGAACTTGGTGACGGATGTCTTGGAGCCTTCTAACCGTAAATCGAGGACTCTAACAACGTCACTGTTAGCGTCGAGTTTTGTGTTAGCTCGCGCCTTCTCCAGGGTCTCGGCCTGCATGTCAGTCAGCCCCATCCCGCGGTCGTTAAACCACTTCATCAGCTGATCACGTTTTGTGACCTCAATCCCCCCAGTCAATGACGTGATCTCTGAGTTAATTAACTCAAGCTCCGCATTGACTACGCCGATCACGTTGTCCAGCTCGCGTGGGTCCACCGGCACCCCACGGTCGTTGATCTGCTGGGTCAGGTTCCAGATCTTGCGCTCGTTGGCGTTGAGCGGGCGCAGCTTGGAGACGATCGACATCTCGGTCTGTACGTCTCGTTTGCAGTAGTCCAAGAGCTCCTGCATCAGCTCTGGGTCCTCGTTGAACTCAGGAAGCTCGCCGACCTTTTTAGCCTTCTTAGGCTTGCACAACAGCTGGATCAGCTTCTTGCCGCGCTTGTCTTTCTGGAACTCTGAGCCCATCACCTCGCCGGCCGTGTCCAGGTCCTGGGGGATGTTGTTGGCGGCCGCGATGGCCATCGAGTCAACTAGCTGCTCCCACTTCAGCGCGGGCCAACCGAGCTTGGTGCCTACCCGGTTCCAGATGTGGTACTCGAACGCCGCGTTCCACGCGGAGACAGGGCCCCAGTCCAGCACGTGATCGAAGACCCACTGCGGGACCTCATCTGCGCGCCACACTTCTACTTTGTCGGGGGTGAATCCAGCAGCGAGGCAGAGGATCTCTGTGCTTGAGTCGCTGGAGTAAACGTCAAGGCCGCGGTCTTTGAGGTCGATGCGGCTGCGTGTTTCAAAGTCAATCGAGAGAATCATTTCGTGCTCCTAAAGGCTATCGGACGAATCCGGAAAAAAGGGGGAACAGTGATTGTATCACTGTTCCCCAAAACCCCACAAGGGGGCACACCAATTACCGATCTTGTTGCTCAAACCAGAGCATAAACAGCAGACAACAAGCTGCATGGGCAAGGTGTGACTGCCCCGTCTCGTCGTCCAGCTTTCCATCCTTCTTCCACGCGATCAGGTGCCGCATTGCGGCGTCCCAGTATCGCGCCTCGGCCCCCGGGACCTTCATCCAGTTGTCGGGGGCGTACTTCTGCGCGCCGTACTCGAGGACCTTGACGATCTCCTCCACCGCCTCGAGCGGTAGAAGAGACCATCGCAGCTTCTCGGTGTCGTACTTAACGCCGTCCATCAGCGCAGGGTCCAGATCTTGCCAGCTGCGTCCTCGTACATGTCGTCGGAGGAATTCAGCCAGATCTTCATCTTGTCCACGGGGTCGATCACGAACACCTGCGTGCCCTCGAACTCGCGCGTCAATGAGCCAACGATGTGCACTGCGGGCTGTGCTGGCTCATCGTACGTCGTTGTGGTCGTCGTGGTTGTGGTTGTCGTGACCTCATCGTCGAAGTCGGAATAATAGAAGGTTGAACGAATCATGGCGATGATCAAAATGCTGAAGAAAAGAACGAGGAAAATGGTGAGAAGGGTTGTCATCATACAATCACTCCAATCAGGATAATAATCAAGAACACAATCACAACAGCCAAGAGAACCATGGCGATGATTTCACCGGCGTTGGTCTCCTGCTTGATGACCACCGGCTGCGCGGGGGCGTGCTGCACGGCGTCCGCAGGGGCGGCCTGGGCGACAATCGGGCCGTTCGAGATGGCGGTGAACGTACCGTTCTGGTACGTACCCACCAACTGGCCCGACTGGGACACCACGCGACCGTCCGGGTATAGCAGCGCGTTGTTGTTGTACGTGCCACCTCCCGTGTACACCACCGTGTTGTGGGGGTGCATCATGTTGCCGATGATCATGCCCGTCAGCAGGCCGTTGGTGTAGCCATAGCCCATACCGAACCCGCCGTACATCACCGGCCCGCCAACCATGCCGCCGCCCGCGGTGCGGGTGGTCGTGGTTGACGTCGTGGTCGTTGTCGTGCGTGCAGGTGCGGGCGCCGGGGCCGCTGCCGGTCGTGCGGGGGCCGCAGGCGCCGGCCTGGCGCCACCCCCTCCAGAAAACCCTCCGCGGCCACCGCCGCTAGAGGATCCACCACGCGCATCCGCCACACCGGCCGCTACTACTAGCACCAGCGACAGAAGCAATGCTGAAATCCTCATATCACTCTCCTTTAGTTAAAGTTCACACACACCAGCAGTACAAGCCAAGAGCTGGGCACCCTCCACGTTGTCACGGTTCTCAGAGAACGCGTGCCAGTCAATGGCGGGCATCTGCGCCAGGAGCGTATTGTACTCCGCCTCCGTGCAGGTCTCATACGGCGCCTGGCGATACGTGCCCCCGTCGTGGGGCAGGAACGACACGCCGGACATCTCGTCGAAGTGGTCCCACACGAACGCGCCGACCGTCGGCCACTCGTTCTCGGTCACGGAGATGGTGACAGAGGGCTTGTGTTCGCACCAGTGGCGCTGGTACGTCAGCCACAGACCCAGGTGCTTGACGGCGTCGACGTCGTCGCGCGTCACCAGCCCCTCGGGGGCACGCTGAGGGAAGCTGAACACGGTCGTCGTGGCCGGCTTCATCACGCACGGCTCGGCAGGGATGCCCTGGCTGATCAGGAACAGCGTCAGGGGGTCCTTGTTGTCGCCACGCACGCGGCGGATGTAGAACGGCGCGTGACGGGGGTGGATCCCGCTCGCGGTGTCGGTCAGCTGGCTCACGGTGCCGCTCGGCTTGACAGCGGTGATCGCCGTCGAGCGCGGGATGCCCAGGATGTCGGCGAACTCGGCGTTGGCCTCGTTGGCGACCTCACGCAGCTGGTCCAGCCACAGCGGCGCCGATTTGCTGCTACCCATGATCTCGTGGTCGTAGATGCCGGTGAGCGAGACGCCCAGCAGACGCTCCTCCTCGGTGTTGCGCTGCCAGACCTTGCGCAGGTAGGGGAAGTGCGTGAACGTCGCCTGGATCGTCCCCAGGATGGCCGCCATGCGGACCTTCTGCTTGAGGCTCTCCAGGGTGTCGTCCGGGCGCACCATCACCTCCGTTAGGTTGCAGAACTGGTACGGACGCAACACGATTTCACTACAGGGGTTAGTACCAAATTCGTAATTCGGGTCACGCTTGCCGAACTTGGTGACGATCTTCTTGGCCGCCTCGCGGTTGAAGATGCCGCGCTCGCCGCTGTGGCTGTTGTACAGCGAGGTCCACTCCTCCAGGAAGGTCCCCACGGTGGGCTTGCTCTCGTACACGGCGCTGTTGTTGGCCAGCGCGCGGTGGGGGTGGGTGTCCCACCAGTTGCCCGACTTGCAGTGGCGGATGCGCTCGTCGTTCAGGTCAGAGAGGCTGATCATGGCCGAGCGGCGCACGCCGCCCACAACCACCACCTCCCCGATCTTGCACATCAGGTCGTGGCACTCGAGGGTGTTGAGCTTGCGGCCCTGCGCGCCCTTGAAGGTCTTGATGGTGAACTGGAAGAGGTCGACCAGGGGCTCGGGGCCTGACGCGCGGCCACCAAACGTCTTCAGGGGCGTTCCAGCGGCGCGGACCTTGCTCACGTCCCACTTCGGGATCTCGCCGGCGTAGAGGCTCGCGATCATCAGGCGGTAGGCCTTGGCCCAGCCCTCTTTGCTGTCCGCGACGGTGATCAGGTGCTCGGACTCAAACAGGCGCTCGGGGACGTCCGGGAGCTTGCTGGTGTACTTGGACTCCACCGAGAACCCGACGCCGGTCCCGCACAGCAGGATGAACATCGCCTCGTCGAACGACTTCACGTCGTCCACGGGGAGATAAGAGCAGTTGTAGATGCAGGTGTTGTCGCGGTCTGCTGCCTTGCCGGAGGTCATCATGGCGCGCATGGAGGGCATGATGTGCTGGCCATGGATCGCGTTGTAGATGTCCTGCTTGATGGTCGGGTTCAGCTTGGGGTTGCGCTCGAAGATATAGTCCACGTATCGCTGCACTGTCTCGTTCCAGTCCTCTCGACGGCCCTGGTCGGGGAGGTACTTGGCGTAGCGCGACTTGTGGATATATTGCTGGTATTGATTCATTTTGGTGTGGTGAGAAAAAAGCCCGGCGCGTGCGCCAGGCTGATTATGTTAAGTTTATGTGGGCTGTGTTAGGCGGGCTGCTGGGGTGCTTCCTCCTTTTCTTGTTCCATCAGGGCCTCAGCCTGGGGCTGACCCTGTTCCGCGATTGCACGAATGGTGGTGTGAACCTCAGCGAAGGGCAGGCGCCCCAGCAGGCTCAGGATGAAGTTGACTTCTTCGACGGTGAATTTCAGTGTGATCATGATTACTCCAAGGTTTCCCAGTCGTCAGACAGCATGTCGGTCTGGCTGGCAAGCCACCCAGGCAAATACGCTTGACGCCCCTGCGCGTTGACGGTCCACATGTCGATGTGCGGAAGGATCTCCATCTCTTCCAGGTCGCGTGATTCCAGGAACTCAGCGGTGATGGGGCCTCCCGCGCGCAGTGCGCTTTTGGGGACCTTGTAGCCACCGGCCAGGATCAGGAACATGCCTCGGCCGTTCCAGCCTGCGCGCGTCACTCGTTTGCCCGCTTTCAGGGCCTCAATTGCGTGTCCAAAATTCATACGAATCTCCAGTTGATAATGTTGTTGGTGGGCGCCGACCTTCATGGCTATGGGCCATGCGTCAACACGCTTAACCACCAACAAAGAAAGTGTCTACAGGATATAGCCCCCGGCGTGGTGACGCACGCCCGACCTCAGCATTGATTCAGTCCCCGCTCACGGGACTGCGCCTTGGCTAAACACCTTCTTTGTTGGTTGTTGGCGAACCGTTGTCATCGGTTGCGTGGCCCTTAACTGAATTAGGCTACGGTGATCAGTACCGCGGTTTGACTAGAACCTCATACACCAACATGGGTGAGGACTGCTGGCATTGGTTACCAGGTAACGCTTTCCACCAGAGCCCCACCTTTCAGGGGTGGCTGGTACGTTCAATCCTCACTCACGTTGGTGCTGGGTCGTAGGGTAACCTCCCAGCTTGCGAACACTTTTCCGGCTTGCCCATTGTCAGTGGGATTTACCTGTCCGCTTTCCGCGTTAACCACGCGGCAAAGGTTGGGCTGACTAGGCCCTTTTACCAACAAGTTTGGAGACCGCCCACATAAAGCAGTGTTTTGAAGAAAGGATCAAAGAACTGCAACGGCGCTAACCCGTTGCGCGATCCCCAAACTTATTGGCCCCGAGCTTCCCACCGGGTTGTCCCTTCTACTCGGCCGGGCTGACCTATCCGGGGCGCGACCCCGGACTCATCTATCAGACCGCGAAGTCTTGTGCCGCGGTGGTACCGCCGCCCAGCTTCTCGCCGTCTTCCAGCTTCTGTAGGTTGTTCAAACCGCAGGCGATGCCCTTGGAACCTGCCTGGTTGTACGCGTAGAACGTCAACGAGGCGCGGCCGTAGCAACCGCTGTAGAACTCGCTCTGGTCCATGATCTGGTCCAGGTTGACGTCTACGATCTGGGGCTTCATCGACGAGTTGGCGTTGATGAAGAACGCGCCCTGGTAGGCAGCGTCATCCTTCTCTGCGTCACCGTCGCGCAGGCCGCCCTTGAGGGCCTTGGGGATTGACCCACCGAACACGGCGGCGCTACCCTGCTTGACCTTCTCAACCGCGGCGTTGATCTTCGCGATGGTCTCCTTGTCGTTCTTGTCGATGATGATCGACACGGAGTACTTCGGCTCCTTGCCCTCTTCGCTTGCCTTCGGTGTGAAGACGTTCGCGTAAGAGAAACGAACTTTACCGGTAACCACTTTTTCGCTGACTTTGGCCATCTTGGCCTCCTTTTTTACAGAACCGACGGGGCTTGAATGGGTGCCCGCCTTAACCCTCAAACTCGGTAGCCTTCTTGACTGGGACCAGCTTCGGCTCACCAACGGGCTTGATTATAAGCTCCCCCAGTAGATGCCCCAACTCGTCCTTGCCAACAATCTTCTCAAGTTGCGCTACAGACTTCAACGTCTTCGGCTCGAAGATGTCTTCTCCGTAGTGGCGCAATTTTACCGCAGCTTTTTCGCAGTCGTCAATAACTCTTTTCGTATTTGTGAACCCGAGCTGGTACCCCTGTGGCGTAATGCCATCAGTCTCAGCCCGCTCGAGCAGGAAATCCTCGACGTCTTTGAGCCAGGAGCGGGTGCGTTTTGCGTTGGTCAAAACCTTCGACAACTCGGCTTCAGAAAGTAACGCCGGCTCCCGGAAGTCCATCGCGGCGGACATGTTGTTGAACTCCGAGCGCGCGCGGCACTGTGCCTTGGCCTTGCAGAATCCACAGTGATCACCCGCCACAAAGTCGCCCGAGCCGGCCCAGGCCTTCTTGGCCTTGGGCTTGACGACGTGCTCGGCCCAGTCGAGGATGGAGTCCAGGGTCGCCGTCTCTGACGTGATGCTGTCCAGGCGCGGCTGGTGGATCGTGTACTCGACCTCGGTGATGTTGGGGTGGGCCTCCTTGTACTTGTACCAACCGCCCAGGGCGTACAGGCGCAGCTGGGGGTTGTCCGCGGCGTCCACCGGCACACCACGCCCAAACTTCAAATCGATCACGCGGACCTTGTTCTCAGACAGGATCACGACGTCAGCCGTGCCGAACCCGTCAGGGACCCACTCGCTGAAGTCCACGCGCTGCTCGAAGTAGGGGGTGTCGCCCTCCCCGATCTGGGACCGCACGTAGAGGACGTAGTTGTCGACGTACTTCTCGAACTCCTCGTCAAAGTAGGGCGTCGCCTTCACGGCCTCCACCTCGGCGATGTACTCCTTGGCGGTGATCTGGCCGTAGTGACGGCGCAGCTTCGCCTCAGCCAGGGTGTGGGCGGTCGTGCCCTCCTCGCTGAAATTAAATGCGCCGGATTTTCGTTTGGGTTCGGGAAGTAGTGCTTCGAGCCTGGCACTAGGCGCGCAACTCATCCATCTTTTGGATCCCGAGGCGCTTAAAAGAGCATGTGCGGCCATTATTTTGTTCCTTTATCGCGATTCAAATACTGAATTGCTTTTGTTAATCTCTCTTCAGAGTCTTTGAACTGTCCTAGCCCGGTGTTACACCACCGACACAGGATTCCCCTTATTTGCCCTGTTTTGTGATCGTGGTCTATGTGAACTAAATGCCGGTCTTGCAATTTATCCTCACATATGGCACACAATCCTTTTTGCTCGGTTTTAATTTTTTCAATTTCGTCTAACGAAACTCCGAACATCCTTTCAACCCAGAGTTTACGGTTTTTCAGTTTGACTTTTTCAGTGTTCTCCGCATAATACTGCGCATGAAAAGCTGAAAAACATGTTTTACACATGCTTCGATAACCGTTTGGTCTTGTTCTGTCTTTGTGAAACCCCGATAGTGGCTGTTCTACGCCACATTTAGTGCAGATTTGCATTGCTGTGCCCTTCCACGGCTAGTTGGTGCGGTATCCAGTGGTGGAGCACTGGCAGGGGAGCTACCCTTTTCCCGCGAAGAAAATGTCGGTAGTTGTTGGCAACTACCGACGGAATCGTCAGATTGCTTTTTTGAGCGAGTTGATCAGGTCGTTGACCGCGGAACCAAAGTCCACCGTGACGTCCGCCTTGACCTCGGCCTTGATGCGCTCCTCGCGGTAGTCCCCAGGGAACTGGCCGCGCAGTGCGATCTCGGCGATGCGGGAGTTGAATGCCTTGTTGCCGACGTTCTCCAACATCTGCTGCTCCCAGTAGGCCTGTGCGTGTGTGATGGCCAGGTCCAGCGCGTCGGCGAACTCAGGGTGGTTCTTGCGCATGGTCTGGGCCGCCGTCGAGCTAATGCCCAACGCGGCAAACATCATCTTCTGGCTCGCGCCAGTCTTCCCGAGCTCTACCAGCTCGTCGCACATTTTCGGATCGTAGGTGTATTTAGTTGCCATTATTTTGGTGCCCCATGAGGGAATCGAACCCCCGCCTGACGCTTACAAGGCGTCTGCAACGACCTTCGTGCTAATGGGGCTCCTATATAGAACTATCCATTTTTCGGGGTGGAGTCGCCCGGCTGCGGGTTCAGCGTTGCATCCCGGACCTTGGCCCGCTCCTTGGCCTCCTTGATGGCCTCGTTGATGACCAGGCGCGTCACGGCGCCGGCCATCTCCTGGATACGCTTTTCTTTACTCTGGACGCCCAGCGTCTGCTGGAGCTTCTGTGCCTCGTTCATGCTTTACCCTTTCGTTGTTGGTCTCTAAAACTACGCAGGTCGGCCAGGATGGCGTCACACTCGTCTGCGTTCTCAAACTCCCAGATTGATAAAACCTCCTTGGTTTTATCAAACACCGGGTCCCTTGCGTCAACCTGCACGTCGATGTGGGGGAACCCCTCGACGGCGTACTCGACAATGAATCCCCTCATACGCCTAGCTCCTTCTTGATTCGCTTGATGGCCTGCCCCATGTGGTGGCGCCAGTACTTCTCGCTGACCGCTAGGTCCTTGTACGTGTAGCCTGCCAGTAGGGCCTCGATGATCTCACGCTGCTGCGGGGTCAGTTTGTTTTCGATGACGTGCTGGATGTCCCTTATCGTCTCCGGGCCCCATGAGGCCCACCCCGCCGCGTTGCCGGACTCTACGCTTGCGTCATCGTTCTCGATCGGATCCGGCTCCTCGTCAGATAGGCGTCGGATTGTCGCGTTTACCACGTGTTTCAAAGTTTAATTGCCTCCATCAATGCGGCCTGAATGTCAATCTTCCCCTGCAGGACGTCAACGACCTGCTTGTCGATGCTGTTGGCCATCTGTAGGTGGCGAACGATCACCGGCTTCTCCTGCCCCTGGCGGAACAGGCGCGCGTTGGCCTGCAGGTAGTCCTCAGAGCTCCACGGCAGGTCAAACCATACGATCTGCGCCGTCTCGCCTACGTTACATTGTAAGTTCAAACCAATGCCTACACTCTTGGGGTGGCACAGTAGAAGATCGATTTCACCTTTGCGCCACTTGACGATCGTATCCGCGTCGTCGGGGTTCAGGACCACCGCCTTGGGGAAACGCTCCTGGAGCCGGCTCAGGGAGTGCTTGAAGTTGTAGAAGACGATCGTGGGTGTCTCGTCCAGGACGTCCTCCAGGTAGTCCAGCTTGCCGTCGTGGACGTGTATCGTGGACTTCTGCTCGTTGTAGATGGTCCCCGAGGTCAGCTGCAGCAGCTTGCCGGTCAGGACGCCCGCCGATGCCGCGGTCAGGGTCTCGTCGTCCACCTCGGCCACCATATCTTTTTTCATTTTTTCGTAGACCGTTTTCGCGACCCTCTCCCACTCGATGCTGCAGTAGATGTCCTGGCGCTTTGGCATCTTGAGGTAGTCCTCGGCGCGCAGGGAGACGCAGATGTCACCGATCAGCGCGTCGATTTGTTCTTTCGCGCCGGGCTTCAATTTCCAGCTCCATACTACTCCGGTGCGACGATCCCTCGCGTCGGGCAGGAAGAACTTGTCCTTGAAAGTAGTCATCGATCTCCCGAGTCGCTGGCCCAGGTCCAGAATGCCTACCTGGCACCACAGGTCGAGGTATGACTTGGGGGTCGGCGTACCGGTTAAGATGAACCTGCGCTTGAACTTCGGGAGCTCTGACTTCAGCGACTTCCACCTCTTGGAAGAGGGGTTCTTGAATCTGGAGGACTCGTCGACTACCAAGTTGCTCCAGGATGGAGTCAATCTCTGCTCGAATAGCCACGAGACGTTCTCGCAATTTATCAAATACACATCCGCTGTAGACCTCATCGCCGCCAGCCGCTCCTGGGGCGTCCCCACCATGAGCGCGAACTTGAGTTGTTTTGTGTGTTGCCAATTTGCTGCCTCCTGCCGCCATACGTTAGTGATTACCGCCTTCGGGCCGATGATCAGCGTCTTGCCCGGTAGGTCCTTGATGATTGTCAGCGCCGTGATCGTCTTGCCCAGGCCCATCTCCATGAGCAGGCCCATGTTGGGCGTTTCGTGGCTCTGTTTCACCAGCCTGCGCTGGTACTCGTGTAGGTTCTCTAAAGTTAACATCAGTAGCTTCCGCGCTTGCGCGCTGCATCGTTGTTAGTAACTCGAGGATTCGTGGGACGCTGGATGTAGGAACTTGCAGGGTCGCGAAAGGGGGTGGGTCGAACACTTCCATACTTTTCAATCTCTTTGAGTTTGTCGTGCAGCCAGTCGGCCACCGCGTACAGCTCTCGCAGCTTGGCGTTGGACTTGATCTGGTTTGCCTTGTTGCTGATGATGGCCACGTTGTCCTTGGTGTAGCCGCTCTCTGCGTTGATGCGGTCCAGGCTGGGGGACTGGTCCTCGGGCTTGCCCACGCGGGCCTTGGAGCCCGGGGCCCACAGCAGGTCAAAGCCAAACACGGGGCAGATGTCTGGCGCGATGGAGCATAAAAACTCCAGGTCGAGGTCGAAGGGGATCCCCTTCGCCTCCGCGCGACGTTTCGCCTTGTAGAGGGTCTTGTAGAGGTACTTGCGCTTGACGCGATCGTTATCTGGGTTCATAAGCTGTCAACGAACTCGTCAACCTCCTGATACGACGAAAGCACCCTTGTCTCGATCCCACACAAACGCAATGTCGATATCATCAGGACCTGTCGCGGAGATAGCGACCCCGTTGGGGACTTGAGCTCCACCGGGGTGGTCTTCCCCTGGAAAAAGACTAGCCTGTCCGGTACCCCCGTCGTCCCTGGGCTTGTCCACTTCAGGCACAGGCCGCCCTTCTCCTTCACCTTTTTGACGAGCCTTTGCTCGACGTTCTTCTCTCTTAGCATCTTTCGCGATCTCCAAAATGCAGCCAGCAAACATCTGCTCGACGAGGTGCTGCATGAGGTATGCGCGCGTCTCCTCGCCAAAGTCGTCCACGTCCTCGCCGATGTGCTCCAGGAGGCGCGTGATGACGTGCGACGCCTCGTGGGCTATTGTCCCCGCCAGGCGCGCCGGGTTGTCACCGATCGCTTTGAGGTCAAAGCCGACGATGACGACCGACTCCTTGGCCGTCGAGAATGAGTGCGTCTCGGCCATGCCGAGCTCGAACGCCTGGGGGTCCTCGTGGACCTTGACGTTGTAGTCCTTCAGGATCTGCTTGAAGACCTTGGCGTTGAAGCACATCGCGACCGGCAGCGGGAAGAATCCCACGTCGACCGAATAGTACTGGTAGCGTTTGGTCATGACTCAATGAGCTCCACCAGGTCAACGCGCATGCCGGCGAGGTTCATCGAGAACATCATGTTGTCCTTGATGACCTTCTCAATCTGCTCGTTGGTCAGCGTCTTCACCTTCTCGAGCGCCGCGGCTTGGGCCATGTGGAAGAAGCGTTCAAGGTTTTCAAAAGACAAAAGCCAGACCTCATTGGAGAAGTCTTCTGCTCCGCAATTTCGCGCCATCTTGATGATTTCGTCTCTCATTACTGCCCCCGTTCTCTGATCTTGTTGGCGATGACCCGGCCGTAGTTGCTCCAGCGCATGTGCGGATCAAATGACTGCGCCACCTTCGCACACTCCTCACGCTCTGCGGCGGCGACTAGGGCGGCAAAGCGTTCAAGGTCATCAATCGTATTCTCAAACCCTTTTGGACTCCAGCCATTTGCCTTCTCGTACATGCGGATGATGTCATCCCTGTTCATGCGAATATCTCCTCACGCTCGAAGTTGCTGATGCTGTCGACATACTTGCGGGCCTTGGCGTTGAGCACGACGCCGCGGTAGACGTTGTGCTGCTCGCCGTCGACGCGGATGCGGTCCGCCACGACACGGTGGTCCTGGGTCGCGGCCAGGAACCGGCGCTTGAATGCGAGGTCGGTCCCTGGTGGGATGTTTTTCGCCAAGGCCCACTTCTTCCAGCACGTGAACACGTCGTCCTTGTTGACGTGCCCCATCGGCTCGTACACCAGCGCGTCCTGCACGAACGAACCGATCGGGTTACTCAGCTCCTCCATCAGCTCCAGTAGCTCCCGGCCCGTCTTCGGCTGGTTGAACCTCTGGCCGTTCCTGGCCATCCGTCTCTGCTGGCCCTCGATCGCCCAGTTGAAGATCCCCGGGAGCTCCTTGGCCAGCTTGTCGGACAACGACACGTCTTCCCGACCATAGAAACTGTTGGACATCTTGAGGACGATCATCCGGCCCGTCAAAGCGTTGGAGTTTTCCGTCAACTGCAGCGCCTCGTTCGAGTAGATCACGATACGCGTCGGCAAATAGCCGCTCCAGGCTTCTTTGTTCTTCCGGTTCACGGTCACGGTGTCGCCACCAACAATCCGGAGCAGTTGACTCACTACAGCCCCCCGATTTCTTTCCGGTGCTCGGGCATCCGTGAAGGATGCAAGTAATTTTCCTAGCCATGGCTGCAACCCGAATGTGTCACAGAGCTCCTCCAACTGGGGCGCCACTGTGTTGTGCTGGCCCAGCAGGGACACGAGCACCTTGTTGATGGTCCCCTTGCCTGAGCGGCGCGGGCCGATGATGTTGAAGAACTTCTGCTGGCTCGAGTCCCCGCTCAGGATGTAGCCGAACATCTCCTGGAGGCAGGTGATGCTCTCGGGGTCGTCACTCCACAGATCGTTCAAGAACGCCGTCCAGGTCGGGCACTCGGCGAGCGGGTCGTACTCGAACGGCAAACTGTTGAGCGTGAAGAAGCCCAGGCTGTGGGGGATCAGCACGTTCTGCTCGGTGTGGAATAGCCCGTTCTGCAACGAGACCAGTTTCGCCGGCTCGGGCTTGTCGGCACCGTACCCGTCCAACCACACCGGCGGCCGGGTGTTGGCCTTGTTGGGGAGGTGGGTCAGTGCCTGCACCGCGTCCAGGACGCCAGAGACGACAGACGGGCCCGGGTTGAACGGGATCAGGTTCATCTTCTTGTCGTACTTCTTGCACTTGTCCAGGAAGGTGTAGAGGTGCGCGCGCACGGTCGCCTCCTCGATGTCCTCGTAGTGTGTCCCCTTGAACTGGAACATGTCACCGCCGTAGGTCGACAAGGTGGTCCCCTCCTCGCACGAGAAGGTGCTGCTCAAGAACTCCCGGGCGTGGTTCAATGGGCCACCCGTCAAGACCTTCTCGCCGTTGGCGATGACCTCGGCCTCCTTCATGCGGTTGACCTTGAACACCAACGTCCGCAGGGTCGTCCCGCTCGTGCCGCTGAAGCTGTTCCACTTGCGGGCGCACTCGCCCTCGACGTAGGACGCGCACTTCCCGTCCTGGTACGACCAGCGGTCCCAGAGCTCCTGGGCCTCGTAGTCGCCGCCGAACTGGTGCTGTAGGGCCATCCCCACCTGGAGCCAGTCCGCGTAGCCACAGTCGGGCTCGAGGTGCGCCAGGAGGTCCGTCTCCACACGCGCAAGGTCCCAGCCCTCCAGGGGCGGGCTGTAGTCGGCGAAGTCGTCGCCTGAGCGGTAGCTCTGGCGCTCGGGGACGATGTCTGAGAGGTTCTGCACCTCGTCGGGGATCGCGCCGCCGATGACGTGCCCCGTCACCGTGAAGTAACGGCCTCGGGGGTAGATCTCCAGGCCCTTGTCGTGGTCGACGTGGGCCGCGGTTATCTCTGCCCGGGTGAAGATCTTGAGGCCGGTGCCTGATGGGCTGACCTCGGCGTACCCTTCGACGCCTTCGAGGATCGCGCGCGCCTCTGGGGTGAGAGAATCGACGCCCACCGATGGGTCAATGCAGTCGTCCAGGTCGACCCCAACGATGCCATCACTGCCATCAAATACAAAGCCGACACCATCAAACCGACCCGCTTGATAAGCCTCTTGAGCGTGTAGAAAATCACACCACGTCTCGGGGTTTGTTGAACTTGCTGCGGACCCATTGGACTGCAAAGGTAACTTTGACCAACGCTTGCTCGACCCTTCCCCAACCTCGACTAGCCGCCACAAAACCCAGCGGGGTATTTTCTTGAGGCCGATCGGGATCGACTCGAACTGGACTGGTAGGACTGTTGGCTTGTTCATGGTGTTGTCTGATTTGGATTACTTTTCCGAGCTTGGTTTTCGTGAACTCTCTGTGACCCGCCATCTGCTGTCCCAGTTGACGGGCAGAGCATCCTACCACATCCGCGGCCTGCCGCATAGACTCGAACGTGACCCAGCCGCTGGGCGGGTAGTCTTCGATCTGCTCTCTGATTTCGACTTTCATTCTTGTCTCGCTTTCAGCATCTCGTCTGCCATTTTGTAGGCCGTTATAGCGATCTCGTTATCTGTTGTATCGTACTCGAGCGCGTCATGCAACATAGTCTGCATGGCCTTGGCCGCAAAGTAGTCGCGCAGGGTCATGCCCTCATGCTGGTGATGTGCCATACCTGACCCATCCAGTTCCAAAAACGGAAACGCTGTTCCACCTGTGTTTTTCATTCTTCAGTCTCCAATGGTACGTCACGCCACTCACCGAATGCGGTGATGCCTTGCTCAATGTCGCCAACACTATCCTCCCACCACTGTTGTAGGACTCGGATGGTCTGTTGCGCGGGGACGGTCTTACCGCCGCCGTCTGTCATCATGTAGAAAGCGTCGAACACCATTTTGCGGGTGACGAACCGCAGTCTGTTTGTAGGTTTCATCGCTCTTCCTTCATCATACGTATCATCTCGTTGCGCTGGCGCTTCATGTTGGCCAGCTGTGCCTCGACCATGCCAACGCGTCGGTCGACCTCGTTGATGATCTGCTGGCCGTACTTGTCGATCGCCTCCTTGTCCGATAGGTTCTCCTCACGGATCTTGACCAGGAGGTCGTCATCGTCGTCCTCGAGCTCGACGCGGTGGAAGTGGATGAACCCGAACAACTCAGCGCCCCACAGCACGACGAGGGGGATGGTCATGGTCGCGATGAGCGCCGTGACCGGGTCCAGCAGCCACATCGCCACCGAGCCCATCACCGCCCCGAAGAGGTATACCCCGTAGAAGATGCTCCTCATGCCTCGTCCCACACCTTATCTGTCAGCGCGTTGAGGTTGTTTTCCACCATCTCCAGGCGCGTGCCCATCTGTGTATTGAAGTAAGCACTCACTTCGAGGAGGTCGGTCACCTTGGCATCGAACCAAATTGTGCCCGAGCCGAACCCCTCTGCTATCTGCAGCACCACGAGGTCGCCCTCTGTGCGGAATCGTACGTTGCTGATCACTCCTCGTCCTCCTCGCCCTTGCGGGCCCTCGTTTGGTTGATGTATGCCGGCTCGACCGCGTGCCAGTCCTCTTTAGCTATCTGGTACCGCATGTACTCGTCGTTGGGGATCCAGGTGACCGAGCGCTGCCCGTTCTCCTTGATCGAGCCCTTGGCGTCGCTGGGTGGCGTCTTGGTCATCTGCCAGGCCTTGTGGGCCTTCCTCATCCGCAGCCAGACCTCGCGGACCTCCTCGGTCCACTGGCCGGCGTGCTCAGGCGGCAGCCACGCCCGCGCCTTGTGCCATTGGTCACGTTCCTGCTGATTCATTCTCAGGTGTGAGGGTTTTGCCCTCTGCGATAACTTGTTTAAGTACGGAAACGAATGCATACGACATCAGAAAATTTGCACACTTGGGCCCGACGTGCATCGTGTAGTCCGCGCTGCCGTCTTCGTTCTCTTTGACTAGCTCAATCTTGAGCGTGTCCCAGTCCTTGATATCGATCTCGCTGATCATAGTTTACCCCCATAGAATTCAATCACTGTCTTCAAAGCGGCCTTGAACTTCTTGACCTCTTTGTCGTTTTCTTCTTTGTCAAACGAGTACATGTTGATTGAGGTCTTGTCAATCGATTTATAGACCTCTTTGAGGTCCTGCGCGACCAGCTTGCTGGCACACTCGCCGCATATCTCGATCTTCATTGTTCGACCCTCTCGTAGGTTGCCTCAAAGATGTCGGGCTTGCACGGGTAGTGCTCCCCCTTCACGCCGGTGATGATCCAATCGCCCGGGGTAACAAGCATTTCACCTTCTAGCGTTTTTATCCAGCCTTCACCAGTTGGAATGGTTGGATTCCAATGCTCATCATCATCTGCGTGTTTATATCGAATCTTAACCTTCGGATGATCCCCGTATCTAAACCATTGCGTGGCCTCAATAACTACTGGCTTCTTTCTGAACTTCATTTCGTCACCATCAGGTAGAGGCCCACGTTGGCGAACGCGTACCCGGCGTATGCGATCAGCATCCCCATGTTGCCCTTGAGCCCCTGCTCAACGGCGACATAGGCGTAGATCACGCCCGTCAATATGATCAGGTTCCCGCTCATGGCATGTACTTGATCGCGGCGATGATCATCGAGCTGAGTGACAGCCCCAGGCCAATGCCGAACAGCGCGCCGCCAATCTTGTCGCACCAGTTGCGCTCCATGTTGTGCCAGTCGCCAAAGAACCACGCCAGCCACCAGCCGGCGCAAATCAAACCGATACCCGTTGTGAAAATCATCTTTATCCCCTTGAGATGTGAACCAGAATGTCTTCCAGGCTCGCCTGCGGACCCAGCTCCATGATCTCGCTGATGACGTCCAGTCTCAGGCACCCCTCGAGGTACGTTGAGAACTTCATCAGGTCGAGGTTGTCGGCCATGATGGGGCCGCCGTGTGGATTATACACCAACAGCGCCCCGGCCATCTTGGCGATCTGCTCTAACTCTTCTCGTTTCATGCGGTAACCTTTCTGCCACTACTGCACGGCCATTTTAGCATAACCGCGTGCACGAATACGTCCGCGCTGACAGACAGCTTGTCCGGGTTCTCCTCCAGGACCTTGCGGACCTCACTGGCTAACTGGCCCGATGTGAGGCCGTGGGGAGGGCAGCTGACCTCGCCCATCAGTGTATCTGCGACCCCCACTATGTAGCCCACGGCGTTGGCACGATCCGCGGCGTCCCCGTTCATCCTGGCCAGCAGCGTGCGGCCCGTCATGAACTCCGCGTTGGCGTACAGGGATAGGGTCAGTAATGTCGCGCTGAGTGCTCGTTTCATCGGCTGACCCTCACACGTGCGTCTGGGTGGTTGATGCAACCCTGGAGGTACTCCGCCACGAAACGGACAAGGGTATCGTACGAGCCCCACCCGTTCTCGGGGTTGTATCGCTTGAACATCTCGGGGTCACTCAGCAGTAGCGACAGCCCCTTGGCCAAGGGAGTGACCAGCTCGCTGGCCTCGTAGATGTTGTTCTCATCGGGGCGCCAGATGCAATCATATACGCCTGCGTGGTCAGCCATTTCTGCAAGGTTGTGCGTCATGTTGCGGGTGAACACCGACTGCTCGAGGTAAACGTCCAGACTCATATTTCCTCCAGTGTGTAGATGGGTGTCAGCTCGGGCATTGTAAACTCCGCGCGGCTGGGCGTGAACGCTTTGTACACCACCCGCTTGTTGCTTAGGATTTCGCAGTAGTTGAAGATGGCGTCATTGATTGTGTCACCGTCACCTGAACCGCTCTCGAGCACGCCCCCTTTTTTAATCTCGATCTCTGGGAAATAGCAGTACCATTTCCCGGGAGCTGCATACGCGGCTTCTCGCTCGGTTACCCGTAGTATCAGATCGTGCTGGGTAGCAAACTCCTCGATCGTCATGCGGTTGATGCGTTTGACAATTGCTTTCATCATCGTCCTCCTAGTCCTGCCCAGACACCCAGCGTCTCGCGCAGGTGAGGGTAGCGTCTTGCTGAGATAGCGGCTTGATGACGCCGCCGGTATTCCTTGTTGCGCTCCGAGACCGTCAGCGCCTTGGGGCGTTGCGCGTCGGGCTCGTCGCCGAGCGTGTAGTACGGCACGAACGCACCCTGGTGGCCCTCCGGTTGGCGCTCCCAGGCGCAGATGTAGACCTGCTTGCGGTCTCTCAGCCGGCGCAGGCTCTTGTTCAGCGCGACGCGCGCCTGGCCCAACAGCTCAACCATCTCCCTGACAGACAGCGGCCCGTGCTGGAGGACCTCCTTGATGGCCATCATGCTCACGTGTTCATTTCCTTCAACAGTTGACGCACGGTGGCGATGATCTCCATCACGTCGGTGACGAAGATGTCGTTCTGGTAGAACATGTCGTACTCCGAGAGGATGTACTCGATCTGGTTCTGCGTGAGGTCCCTCCACTCGCGGGGTGACGTGACCCCCGTTGCGATAGGGCGCTGGATGTCTGCGTGGTTCATAACTTCTCCTTGATCGTGTTGTGCATGTTGCGCAGTGTATCACCGATATACGCGAGCAGGATCATGATTACCCACAAAAGAAAACTATCCATTGTTCTTCTCCTGCACAGGTGCTGTGGCAAGAACCAACGGAACCCACTCCCATCCATCGGTTGCTGTGTCAGACTTTTTACAGGTCACGCTGGCTGGATCAAACTCATCGCACATCATGTCTCGCTCAATCCAGGCAATCGGCTCCTGCGCAGGTGCTGTGGGTGGGTTGGTGTAGAGTGGGGTTACAACCTGTTCTCCGTTAGCGACTGCGTGATACCGAGAGCGATACAAATTACCAGAGGGCGAAAACCACGCCACCGGCTCCTGCTTCTCAGCCTGCTCTATGGCTTGGCGTAGGGCAATGCTGGTGGCATCAATTTGTCCTTGGCATCTCGGGTCATCAACAAATTCTTCCAGCAAGTACAGCGCCTGTCGTGCGGCTTCAACGATCATGGACCACCTCCACGTCTTCCCAGGCGACTAGGTGGGCCACGTTGCCCTCGTCGTCGGTGCAGTAGGAATACATCCCGTCGATGTGGTCGAAGTTGTACTCCTCCCCCGTCTCCACCACCCTAACCCGCGTATTACGCGGCACGTCATATAGCTTCATTCCGACTCCTCCGATAGGTTGTCCCGCTTGTACGCGTCCAGGCTCACCGGCTGGCGCTGGCTTACCACGATTCTATCCTTCACCCAGTCTGTATGCTCATCCAGTAGTTGGGCCACCTCGGTCAGTGAGGGCTCACGTCCCAGTAGCTGGTGCAACTTGGACTGGGCCGACTTGATCTTGCGGATGTCCTCCTGGACCGGTACCGGGATCCTGATCATCTGGCTCCCGTTCTCCACCGCGCGCCGCACCCGGCCCATGATCACCTTCTGGGCATAGGTCGCGAATCGCTTCTTGGGCTTCCAGGTCTGGATCGCGTGGACCAGGGCGATGTAGGCCTCCTGGATCAGGTCATCACGGGTCATGGCCGATTCTACGGCCCACTGGGGCATTTTTTGGACCACGTACAGGGCTAGGCCCCGGTTGGCCTGAAAAAACGATTCTAGGGCCTCCTCGTCGCCGGCCTGGGCCATCGCCGCGAGCTCTTTTTCCTGATCAGGTGTGAGTGCCATGAAATGAATACTTTCGTTTATTTGCCAGTTGTTGAGAATAATTCCTATTTGTGCAGGGTTTGCAGGGTAGGCAGGGTATGTTTACTTTATTTATTTTTTTTTAATCGTGTGTGAAAAAAAATAAAAAGAATAGATATACCCTGCACATCCAGCCTACCCTGCACAAATCGAAATGATTCTCATTTAGGATGAGTACTTTCATACTAATTCGTCAAGAAAGCACCCGATGACGATGACCACTGGCACAAACCGACCGGCTCCGGCGGCAAAAAGTGCCAGTGAGGCCATTAGTATTACTCCGGGGAGGGGTCGCATGTCAGGTCCAAGTTGAGTCGGTTGGACATCCAGTGCAGGACCATCCTGGCCGCTGAGTCATTGCGCCTGTTTTTCACTAGTTGTTTCAGGTCAATGATCAGGCCCTCCGGGAGTAGGATGCGGCCATGCGCCGGACGAAAACACAGCCAGCCCCTGGACCGCAAGATGGCGACAAGGGTCAGGCTGTCGTACTGTTCTGGGCCTTCGCTCATGACAGCTCCAGGTCGTCCAGGTCCAGGAAGGGGCCAGTCTCAACCTCCCGGTTCTGCTTGTCCAGCTTCCACCGCTGGAACTCAGGGGAGTCGATGATGGCCAGCATCTGGTCCTCCAACTCGGACCGGCCGAACCCCAGCGTGTAGCCTCTCAGGGCGTGGGCGTAGTCTCTCATGTCAGTCCCCTTGTGCGGCGTAGTGGTTGACGAGGTGCTTGACCCAGGCCTTGCGGGTCCTCATGATTTTACGGCACAGTGCCCGGTTGTCCAGGAAGACCTCCGGAAGGTAACCGCGGTACATCAGCCAGCTCTCCAGGCTCTCTCTGTCGCCGAGCAGGTCTCTGATGATTTGCTTGCACCGGACGCTGTCATTGAAACTGACACGCTTTTGATTGGCGAGCCGCATCAACGCGATACAGACAAACTGTTCGCCCTTATGGTGGGGGTTGTAGTTGGGTTGAACCTCGGAGGCCAGCATCTTGCCGGCCATCTTGAATATCTCACTGGTTTTCATGCGAACTCCACGCCGTCGATGCGGACAGATTGAATGGTATCACGGTTGATGGCGCGGTAGCCGCCGTTCTGGGTGTCGAAGATGGTGATGTACTTGTCGGCGTCCAGGGTCGACTCGCCGCCCTTGAGGTGCTTCTTGACACCCAGGCGTCCGACCAAGACACGGATCGAGCCGTCCTTCTTGACGAACGTCACGCTGATGAACTTGCCGTTGCTGGCTTCGATTACTGCTCCGAGGTCTGTCTTCATGGTGTGCTCCTGTTGTTGATAATACTCTGGTCAATTCGGGTGGGGGTTCAGAATGGGGCTTCTTCCGCGTCTGATGGGTAGGGGTTGGGGTTATCCTTGACCCGCTTGATCTGGCCCGGTTGTGGGAACGGCCAGTGAGGGTCCGGCGTCTGGTCTGATTGGCTTGAGCAGTTGGTCTTCGACATACAGTATCCTCTTTCCGTCGTTGGTCTTGCAGTTGCCCTCCACGGCCCAGGCGGCACGCCCGTTCTCTTGCAACCCAAACAAGGCGACGACCTTGTATATGCGCCCGATGAACTCGGGGTAGATGGGTGAGGATACGACGATGGCGAGGTCGCCGGGTTCGCAGTTGTTCATGGCGTCATATTGTACAGGTAAACGATGAACGGGAGTGCAAATAACGCGGCCAGGATCACCGCCTGCAGTAGGTCCTTGATGTGTCTCATGACTTGCTCTCCGCCAGTAACAGTGCGAACATCGCACGCTGGCCCCAGTGCTTGCCCGGTTGGGCGATGTAGTCCTGATGAAAGTCGTTGTTGCCGGTGCGTGCATGGGGCTTGCACCACTGGTTGATGATCTGATACTGGTCGTCATCGTACGGTTGCAGGTCCCCACACTCCCCACATACGTGCGAGGTGGCCCAGCACAGCCCGCTCACCTTGGTCCACCTGGGCATCTTGCGGTTGAAGTGCATCGCCGCGACATGGCGCAGGGCGTTGATTGCTTTACGTTTCGGTGTCATACCATCCCCTTCAGTTCTGCCTTGACACGGCGGGCGTCGTCGCCCTTCCAGGTCTTGGCGTTGGCCAGAAAATAATTCACGATCGAGCGGCCGTCATCATACCCGAATCGGTCGTTGATGTCACCCATGCAGGCCATCGCCTGCAAATAGGGCACCGCACCAAAATAGGGCTTGGGCCAGGACAGCTTGATCTCTGCCGCGATGGTGTGTAGTGGTCGGTTCATGGTGTGCTCCTGTTGTTGATAATACTCTGGTCAATTCGGGTGGGGGTGGAAGACGGCGTACGACCGGATGGGGTGGCGCTTGTCGGTGTGCTTGGTCTTGAGTGTAACACTGAGCCCCATCGCGTTGATTCTGTTGAAGAAGATAGTGGCGTCGCAGTCCTCCTCCAGGTAGACCGTCTCGCCCCGCTGATAAGAGTAAGTACTCACTTCGTACAGCAGGCCCAGCTTGGCCAGTGTGTCGCGCTTGACCGCGTACCACCCATGGCCCGGGTCGGTGTAGTATGTAACCTTGATCATTGTGTGCTCCTGTTGATGATATCACTCTGGTCAATTCGGGTGGGGGTTCATGTCAGCCCCCTGGCGTGGATGGCGTCTCTGCATTGGTATGCCGTCTTGCCCTCGTCGGCGAGGGTATCGCATACGGCCTCGCAGGCACGGCGCTCCTCGGCCTGGACCATGTGGTAGAACCGCACCACCGTGGCGATGTACCAGGGGTCGCAGTCCCCTGTGGTGGGTATGAGGTGGGCCTCCCTGGCCATCTGGAAGATGCGCTCGTTCATGTTTGTCCCCTTGCTCGAATGGCGGTGGCATTGCTTGCAAGATAAACCTGCAACATTGATCCCGGCTCGCAAGCCATTGCGTTGTCTTGAACCAGCTTCGCACACGCCTCACGCTCTGCGGCTTGAGCCATGTGGAAGAAGCGTTCATAAAATGGGAATGCTCGCTCATCAAACACAATTCCAGCCTCTCGCGCCATCTTGATGATTTCGTCTCTCATGCCCCGACCCTCCAGTACCCCAGCACGTGGCGGTACTTGCTGTTGACCTGGACGTCCATCTGCACGCCGTCACGCAGGACGAATACGTGGTTGCTCAGTCGCACGATCCAGGTCCCGGTGTCGTGGTCCTGGGTGAACTGCTCGATGGTCGGTCGCCCGGCCACCGGCTGGTACTCGAGGCCCATCGCCGCCCGGTATGCGTTGGTCAGGGGCGTGAGGCGGACACCACTGCGGGCACGGCGGCCGTGGTCCCTGAGCAGGTCCCAGGCCTTGTCGTACGGCATGGCGATGGCCGTGGAGAGTGCCATCACCGAGCAGTCGTGCTTCTCGTTGTAGGCGTATCGGATGAGGTTGTTGGTGTACTCGATTTTCATTTCATTCTCCAATGTGTGCGATTTCGTTTTTGTCCAGTAGCCAGTAGATGTCCTTGTCGGTGTCGGTCAGGACGCGCATGATTTTGGTGCCGTCCTTCTCCACACGGACCGGGCCGAACCGGTCCAGCAGGACGCGGATGAAGTTGGGGTTGTCGATGGGTGTCATGGTCAGGCCTTTGCTCGTTGAAGGTTGCGCAGGTACATCTCGTTGTTCAGCTCGATGGCCTTCACTTGACCCTGGTGGATCCAGGCACGTGCCTGGGCCATGTCCTCGAGCGCTTCTGCTGACAGCATGATGTTCAGCATATCAGACCGGGCGGCGTAGGCGCTTCGGTTCGTCAGAGACCCCAGACGGAATCCCTCGTCGATGTATTGGGCTTCGGTGTATCGCATGTCGTTCTCCTGTTGATATCTATCTGGTCATCTCGGGTGGGGGTTCAGGCCGCCGCCCGCTGGGTGGTGAACCGGCTGGCCTTGTTGCCGTGGACGATGATCACCGGGCTGGCGCCGGTCGCCTTGGTCGTGCCGTTGCAGGCGCCGCAGGTGGTGCAGAGCTTGCGCATGCCGCCCTCGGCGCTGGCCGGGCACACGAACTCACCCTGGCCGACCACCTCGTCCGCGGTGCGGATGCGGAAGTAACGCATGCCACTGGTGCGGGCCTCCTGGGCCTCGAGTGCGTTGTCGACCGATGCCATGCACAGGCGCACGATGCGCGCACGGTGGTCGGCCGACAGGGCCGGGTTGCGCCACTGGTGGGTGTACCCGGTGCGGCCTGCGGCCAGGGCCGTCAGGTTCTCCCACACATCGGCGGGCACGGCGGCGGGGTCGCCATAGGTGCCCAGTCGGACCATGCGGCCTGCGACCATCTGGCCGACCTCAGTGGCGGATGCTGTGGGGTACTTGCCTGCCACCCAGGTCTTGAACACCACGGTCGGGCCCTGGGCCACGACCACGTAGCACGCGCCACCGTTGGACGGGCGGTGCTTGCAGTCGCCACAGATGGCCACGTCCGCGCCGGTCTGGACCGCCTGGACGGGACGCATGTCCTGGCGCAGGATATAGGTCTGGACCATGTTACCCGTCTTGCGGTTCGATGACCCGAGGAGGGCGATGGCCACGATGGGCGTGCCGTCGATCATGCTGGGACCTTGGTAGATGGTGAATCCGGTGGGCTTGGTCATGGTGTGCTCCTGGTGTGTTGCTGATACTATTCTGGTCAATTCGGGTGGGGGTTCTCCACGTTGGCGCGCACGGTGTCCGCCTTGGCCTCGCGCATGGTATCGTACCCGCGCACTCCCTCGTCGGTGCCCTTGAAAAACCATCCCGGCGCCAGGGTCACGATCACGCTGTTGCCGATGTCCCGCTCGTCGTCCACGTGGGCCACCCAGGGCCGGTTGATGTTGGTCCGCATGGTCAGGCCTCCTGGGTCTTGCTGTAGTTCACGAACCACGCGTTGGTCCAGTCGTTGTCGCCGTAGTCGATCACGGTCTCGTCCGGTGCCAGACCGTACGCTGAGACCAGGGCCCAGGCCACCACGTCGCCGTCCTGGTTGCGGATGCGCAACGTGGCCTCCTCGACCGACTTCACGGCCTCAGTGATGGCGCGCAGGCTGGTGGACCGCTTGACCTGCCACTCCTCGCCGTCCCACACCGACACGGTGTGGCCCTCGCTGAGTGCGTGCTTGATCAGGTTGATGTAGGCTGTCTGCATGGTGTGCTCCGTTGTGGTTGGTGATACTACTCTGGTCTTCTCGGGTGGGGGTTCAGGCCTTGAACACCGCGCGCCACGTGGTGCCCTCACCAGGGCGGCGGGCGGCCAGGGCCACGTACTCGTCCCAGGTCAGGTCGCACAGCGGTTGCCAGTGCTTGGTCAGGCCCAGCAGGCCGGCGGTGTAGGTCAGGATGGTGATCGTCTTCATGGCGTGCCCCTGGTTCAGGCGAGGGCGCTGGCGACCGACATCCCGAGGGTGGCGCGGGTGATGATGTCGCCCCACTCGCCGACCGTGGCGTGGTCCAGGTCGAGGAGGAGCGCCACGTGGTCGACTATGTTCGAGCGGCAGGCCCAGTCCACCTGCTGGAACACCAGCATGGCGCGGGTGCAGACCTCCCAGTTGGTGGCGTTGGGGTTCTTGTTGAACATGCGCTGGACCCGCATCAGGTCGTTGCGGACCTGGGTCCGCAGGTCGTTCATGCGCTCGTAGGTGGCTTGGGTCAGTGTGGTCATGTCGTTCTCCTGTTGATACTAATCTGGTCAATTCGGGTGGGGGTTCAGGCGGCGAGCGGGAAGTGGATCGCCATGCTCTCCCAGTACTCGATCGAACCGGCGCTGGACTGGATGCCGTACGTGGCCATCAGTTCGGTGGCCGCGCGGCGGCCGTGGTCGACCCAGTGGGCCATGCGCTCGCGGGTCATGCCTGGGTCGCTGGCCCTGCGGTCGATGAGGGACTGCGCGGCGGACTCGCTGTTGAGCAGTTCGTTGATGGCCTTGATGTGCTTCTTTGCGATCATGTCGTTCTCCTGGTGTGTTGCTGATACTAATCTGGTCATCTCGGGTGGGGGTTCACTGGCCGGCGATGGCCGCGATGGCCTCGGCCTTGGTGGGGTACAGCATGTTGAACACTGCGCCGTTGCCATACACCAGATCGACGGACCATCCGTGGCCGTTGCGTGCCACCTCGTACTGGACGAGGTCGCCGGCCTTGGTGTGGCCCGTCACACTGTATGCGCCTTGGCTGGTCTTGGTTGTCTTCATGCTGTTCTCCTGGTGTGTTGCTGATACTATTCTGGTCATCTCGGGTGGGGGTTGGCCTGCTACCTGGCGCGGTGGATAACATGTGAACAACCTGTGGATAACATGTGAACAACCTGTGGATAACTTGGCCTGTTGATAAGCTGTGGATAACTCTTGCCGCGTGACCTGGGCGTTTGTACAGTATGCGGCGCCCTCCCCTCACCGGCGCCTCGCGTGCGCACCAAACTGGGTCGCCCTGGCCACGTTGGCATGGTTCTTGCTTGGCCTGCGCCGCCCACTCGCCACGTTGGCATGGTCCTTGCTTGGCCGCGGTGGCACGGTCCTTGCTATTAGCAAGCAGTGTGCCAGTCTGGGTTGGCACGCTTCTTGCTTCGTTGCAATGTTCGTGCCAGGATCGCCGCGCCTTACTGACTGACCGGTCAGTCAGCAGGTTGGCACGGTTCTTGCTTGCGGAAAAAGTGGCACGCTTCTTGCTTTGTTGTTTTTGCGCAACACGACCCCCATCACCCCAGTTTGGGTCCCATCCGGCGAGGCGGGGCGGGGGGCCCCACAGACAGCAAGTTCATATAAATCCCCCTGTGTTATATATTTTTTGCATATCACAGCAAAAAAGTAATACTTTTACCTTACGAATCGGCCGGAGAGCAAGGCGAGACGTGCTAAGTTGTTGATTTATAAGGAAAAAGTGCTGTTTGTGAGTAGGATTTGCAGGATGTGCGGGTATATATAGTTTTTTTTTTTTTTTTTTTTTTTTTTTTTATAAAAAAATAAAATAAGTAAACATACCCTGCCAACCCTGCACACCCGCTCGGCACTATAGTGCATGTTGTAATAAACCCCTGGATAAAGGGCGCAATCAGCCACCGAAATGGGTAATTCTATTCAGACATGGGATTCGACGCACGGACCCCGGTCCCTACGGTTACCGGATGGAAACCAGCGGCGCTTATCGAGTCGGGGGATACGGTGTTTTCATACGATGGCCTACCGACGAAGGTGGTCTCAACTCAGGAGTTCACGCCGCGGGCGTGCTACAAGCTCTGGATGAGGGACGACCTGACGCTGGTGGTAGACGGCCGCACTGGAATCCCTGCTCTTACCTACAAGCAGACCGAGATCTTGCGGAAGTGGACCCGCAAGAAGTCCAGGCACCAGGAGCTCGAGGCTCAACCGATGAGCCCGGAGATGCTGATGGAACAGGAGAAGCTGGTCCGGATCATCAACTGCCGCCCGCTCATGATGCCGGAGAGGGAGCTGCCGGTGGATCCATACATCCTCGGCCAGTGGATCTGTGAGCGCAGCCGCAACAGGCAGAACAAGCAGACCCACATCACCAGACAGCTGATCGAGAAGTACCCGACACTCCCGCGGACCATCCCCGAGGAGTACTTCTTTGGGTCGTTCGAGCAGAGGCTCGCACTGGCGCGGGGCATCTTCAGCAAGCGCGGGACCTTCCGGGCCAAGGACGCGATGTTCTTCTTTGACAGCAGGGACTACGGGATCCTGCGCCAGGTCCAGAACCTGGTCGAGTCGCTGGGTGTCGCGACCAAGATCACGCAGCACGGTCGCCAAAATAAATTTCACATTGAGTTCAAGACGTTCTTGAAGCTGGTTGACGGTCAGACGTCGACCGGCAAAGAGTTCTACTACGAGTTCCGGACCATCAAGCGGATGGAGGAGGTCAAGCCACGCCCCTGCATCTACATCAAGACCGAGAACCCAAACAACACGGTGGTAGTGAGTGAGGGGTATTTACCGATATGCCTATGAATGCGCAACAGACGAAGCTCTTGAAGGAGTTCGCGGAGAAGAACAAGGGTTGGCCGAAGGAGCAACTTGACCTGGCGTTGTGGCGGGTGAGGTGGGCGATGACCGCCCTGCCCCACCAAAAGGAGCCGGACGATGGGGAATATGACACATTCTTGCTCTTGGCTGGTCGTGGATCGGGCAAGACGCACACCGCGAGCAACTGGATCGGTGAGAGGGCCGCGATTTACGACCACACGCGGTGGTTGGTGACGGCGCCGACCTCAAACGACATCCGGGCGACGTGTTTTGAGGGGGATTCAGGCTTACTGAACATTATCCCGCAGTCGCTGATCAAGGACTACAACAAGTCGCTGTTCGAGTTGACGCTGAAAAACGGCTCAATGATCCGCGGAATCCCGGCATCTGAGCCGGAACGCTTCCGGGGAACACAGTGGCACGGGGCCTGGATGGACGAGTTGTGCGCGTTTGAGTACATTGACGACGCGTACGACCAGATCCAGTTCACTTTGCGTCTGAGGGACCCCCGAATCAAGCGGGTCCAGACGATTATCACCACGACTCCGAAGCCACTCGAGCTAATTACGGACCTAAACGAGGGAAAAGTGGGCGGCGACGTGTACGTCAGCCGCGCCAGCTCGTACGACAACAAGGAAAACCTCTCCCCGACCTTCTTCAAGCAGCTGGAGACGTACGAAGGCACCGATCTGGGCAAGCAGGAGATCTATGGCGAGATCCTGGACCCCGAAAATGCGGGTATCGTGAAGCGGAAGTGGTTCAAGATGTGGCCGGCGGAGAAGGAGACCCCGAAATTGGAGTACGTTTTGGCGTCATACGACCCCGCGACGAGCGAAAAGACCCATAACGACCCGACGGCGTGCATTGTTTTGGGGCTTTTTGAGAAAATGGACGGCGGAATGTGCGCCCTGCTCATGGATTCATGGGACAACCACCTCTCTTACCCGGAACTGCGCCGAAAAGTGACGGATGACTACAAGGAGGTCGTGTACGGCGCCGATAACACGTTCGCGAAGGGTAAAAAGACGGACCTGATCCTCATGGAAGACAAATCGGCGGGTATCTCGTTGCTCCAGGAGCTCCAACAGGCCGGTCTGCCGGTGATGAGCTACAACCCGGGCCGCGCGGACAAGGTCCAGCGGATGAACATCGTGGCGCCGCTCATCGCGAAGGGCCGCGTTTATGTCCCGGAGGACCCCGAGAACCCTGGAGAGGTGGCCCCCTGGGCCAAGCGCTTCATTCGGCAGGTCTGTTCTTTTCCAGAGGCCAAGGGCCACGATGACTACGTGGACGCGCTGTCCCAGGCCTTGCGAGTGCTCAGGGATTCAGGCTGGCTCGAGCTGGACCCGCTGCCGTCTCGTGACTATGGGCACTCGGACGACATCGCACGACGCCGCGCGTATAACCCATACGCTGCGTAGGGCGTCCGCCCCTCAGATTATGGGTTATTCGTGATAGGAGGACGATATCGTGGAGACTTCGAGTCACGTGAAAGAGATCCGGCAGTGCAGCTGCGACATGTGTCGCATGATGCGGGCACGTGGCAAGTCGTTCTCCGAGTGGGGCAGCGTGCGTCGGGGCTACCGGGACATGCTCAACGATATCGTCAAGGGTGGCGACCCAGAGAACTACAACAAAAATTTAGCAACGCGAGACTACGATGCTTAACCCAATCAAGACACCGACGCAGATGATGTTCGAGCAGGCAGGGCTGCCGCATTTGGGCGGTGGTGGCGTACCTGGCGCGGCGCTGACCGGACTGGCCCGCTCGCAGGCGCTCAAGCAGTTTGAGACGGGCATCAAGAACGCAATTTCCAACTACCGTCGTGCGACGGGCAAGAACCCGACAGCGGACGAGGTCAAGTCGTTGGAGGACCACTTCCTGGCTGGTAAGAACCCGGCATTGGCCGGTGTCCCGGAGACGCCGGTGCGCCAGCCGACCATGGCCCGCCTGGCGGCGCAAGAGCCCAACGCCAACAAATTTGTCGACGAGTTCGGCCGCGCCTACTCTGGCATGATCGACCCCAAGACGGGCCAGCTGACGACACCCGAGCGTGCGCAGGGGTTCTCGGTAGGCAACCAGTTCGAGGTCAACCCGCAGACGCGCAAGGCGCGCAAGAAGCTGTACGACCCCAAGCCGGACGTCGTGGCACGTCCGGATGAGTTCGTGCAGATGGCCAACGTCGGCCGCACATCCAACCGCACCAACTTGCGCAGTGTAGTCCCCTCGACCGAGGAGCTGATCGCGATGCAGCACGCAGCCGAGGGCGCGGACGACGTGGCCGGCGGACTGTCCAAGGTCTCTGGTGAGACGTACGGCCTGGCAGAGGGCCCGCGCAGCGCCAGCGCCCCGTTTGCGGAGACCGCGGGCCCGATCGAAAACGCTCAGGTGGGCGACCTGCGCGAGCAGCTGGTCATGGCGTTGAACCCGCAGGCAGGTGAAAAGACAAGCCGACCGCTCAAGGCAGAGATCGAGCGCGCCCGTCAGAGTTTCCTGGCGCGAGGCATCGAGCCCGACCAGGAGGACATCATCAACGCGGTGCTGGCCGACCGTAACGTGGCGCAACACAATTACCTGGGCGTTAACCCGATCGGTGAGCGCCCGATGATGGACCCCAAGGCTGGCAAGGTGACCCAAGAGTACCTGGATTGGCAGGCTCAGATGCGAGCAGCCGGCGCGCCCGAGCGCGTGTGGGGTAGAAACCCAGCCGATTGGGATGCGATGCACAAGCGTGACTACCTGCTGGACACGACGGCAGACACACGCCAACCGTTCGCTCAGGGGTGGGACCTGGAAAGCCTGACTGATAAGCGTACGGTCAAGAAGGCGGCCGGCGGGTTCATCCCCAGCCCCCGCGACATGCAGGCCCAGCTGATGGTGCATGGATACGCAGATGGTGGGCGAACACAGCCGACCCCTCAACAGCTGGAGGATTTGTTCTCCGCCGGCCCGCAGTTCAACACCATGGCCGACCGTGCGGCGTACATGGGCGCGATGGAGCGCCAGCCCCGCATGGAGGAGTACAAGCCGTCGCCGTCTGAGCGGCTGGCTGCCACGGGTCAAGACTTCCTGGAGCGAGTTGGCATCCGCCGCCCGATCGCACGCCGTGCGTCACAGACAGCGTTCGGTGGCGCGTCCAGCGCGATCCCCGGCGGCTTTGGCGCGATGGATGTCGCGGCCATGACGACCGCGCCCGGCGCGCTGGCGTATGGACCCATCTCCGCGGCCAACATTGGGCACTACATCGGCAAGGGAGAGTACCCGAGCGCCGCCCTGGAGTCCCTGAACATGCTGCCCTTTGGTGGCATGGCCAAGCGCGCACTAACACGTTAAAGACCTCTTTCATATGGCACAACAACCTTTAATTCCTCTTCAACAAGGCGGCAATTTGTCTGCCTTGTCGTTCGTAGAGAACGAGAAAACGGGCGAGCCCGACGTCGAAAAAGAGACGGAGATGATCGCCGAGGCCCTCGACCTGGACGTTGAGGACGTTGAGGAGGAGGTGATCGAGCTGGAGGATGGCTCGGTTGTCGTCAACTACACCGAGAGCAAGAAGCCGGCCGAGGCGCCTGAGTTCTACGCGAACCTGGCAGAAGTCTTTGAGGAGTCCGTGCTGGACAAGCTCTCGAACGACTACCTCGAGCTGATTGAGATCGACATCGACTCCCGCAAGGAGCGCGACAAGCAATACGAAGAGGGCCTGCGCCGTACCGGCCTGGGTAATGATGCACCCGGTGGCGCCAACTTTGAGGGCGCGTCCAAGGTGGTGCATCCGATCATGGCAGAGGCCTGCGTTGACTTCGCAGCCAACGCGTCCAAAGAGTTGCTGCCATCGGATGGCCTGATCAAGAGTGACATCAAGGGCGAGGCCAACGAGCAGCGCCAGGCGATTGCCAGCCGCAAGACGAACTTCTTGAACTGGCAGCTCTCTGACCAGGTTGAAGAGTACCGCGACGAGATGGAGCAGCTCTTTACCCAGCTGCCGCTGGGCGGCTCTCAGTACCTGAAGTGGCGCTTTGATCGCGATTTGCGTCGACCGGTGCCTGAGTGGATCCCGATCGACAACATGATCCTCCCCTTTGGGTCGACCAACTTCTACAGCGCGCCGCGCGCGACTGAGATCCAGGACATCACCCACGACATGTTCGAGCAGCGCATCGAGCAGGGTGAGTACCGTGACATCGACTTCTTTGACCAGGAGGTCCCGACTGAGAAGGTGACCCAGGCCCAGAAGGCCAACGACAAGATCGAGGGCGTCTCTGAGCCGGTCAAGAACGTGGACGGTCTGCGCCGCGTGTACGAGGTGACGTGTTTCCTGCGTTTGGAGGATGACCCGGAGACGGGTGGCGAGCGCGCGCCGTACATCATGGCGATCGACGAGCTGACCGAGAAGGTCGTGGCGCTATACCGGAACTGGGATGCTGGCGACGAGCGCCGCCGTAAGCTGGACTGGATTACAGAGTACAAGTTCATCCCCTGGCGCGGTGCATACGCTATCGGCATGCCGCACCTGATTGGTGGACTGACGGCAGCATTGACCGGATCCCTGCGCGCGCTGATGGACGCCGCGCACATCAACAACAGCCAGACACTCCTCAAACTCAAGAACAGCCGCATGGGCGGCCAGACTGACCGAGTGGAGCCGACGCAGGTGGTTGAGATCGAGGGCGCGCCGGGTGTTGACGACATCCGTAAGCTGGCGATGCCGATGCCGTTCAACCCGCCGTCGAGTGTCCTGTTCCAGCTGCTGGGGTGGCTGACGGACGCAGCCAAGGGCGTGGTGAAGACAAGCGAGGGCCGTATCGCTGACGCGAACAGCAACGCCCCGGTTGGAACGACCCAGGCGCTGATCGAGCAGGGCAGCAAGGTCTTCTCGAGCATTCACGCCCGACTGCACCGCAGCCAGGTCAAGAGCATGCAGATCCTGTCCCGTATCAACTACTGGTACCTGGACGAGATGGACAACCAGTCCGGTGCCAAGGTCGAGGTCGCGGACTTCAAGGAAAACTCGGACATCAGCCTGGTCTCCGACCCCAACATCTTCAGCGAGACCCAGCGACTGACACAGGCGCAGGCCGTGTTGCAGCTGGCCCAGGCCAACCCGCAGATGTACAACGTCCGCGAGGCCAACCTGCGCATCCTCAAATTGATGAAGGTCCCCGACATCCAGGCCATCCTGCCGGACCCGAAGGGAGCCAACGAGAGCAACCCCGCGCTCGAGAACGTGCAGATGACGATGGGCAGCCCGGCGGCTGCCTTCCCGGACCAGGAGCACATCGAGCACATCAAGGTCCACCTGGCGTACATGCTGGACCCGGCGTACGGTGGCAGCCCGCTCATTGGCGCGAGCATCCTCCCGCTCATGATGGAGCACCTGAAGCAACACCTGACGCTGCACTACCTGCAGTCGATGCGTGGCTATGTCTCCCAGGCGGCTGGCGGCGAGGACGCGTTCAAGCTACACGAGGAGCGCAAGCTCGACGCAGACTCCCAACAGGCGCTGGCGATGGCGGCCCAGTTGGTGGCCCAGGACTCTCAGCAGGAGTTCCAGGCGATCAACCCGATCATCCAGCAGCTGGCGCAGCAGATGCAGCAGGCACGTCAGGCCCAGATGCAGCAGGCTGCCCTGGCCGCGGACCCGGCGGCTGGCGTCATCATGCAGACACAGCAGGCCGAGACACAGCGCAAGATGAAGGAGGCAGAGGCCAAGTTCCAGCTGGAGCAGGCCAAGATGCAGGCGGCGATGCAGGACAAAATGCGCGACATGGAGGCCAAGATGGCCGAGGTCATGGCGCGCATGAATTTGGACCGCGAGCTGTCCAACGCGGACAACGCGGCCAAGATCGCACTGGCAGACATCAACAACGCATCCAAAGAGCGCGTGGCGGCCATTGCGGCCAACGCCCAGCTCGACAACCTGCAGCTGACACAGCAGCACCAACAGAACCAGACGGCGCTCGAGGCGGAGGCGCAGGCCCATGCAGACCTGCGCAAGCATGGCCTGGAGGAGGTCCGCCGCGACCAAGAGCAGGCACACCAACGCGCGCTGGCGGCACAGCAGCAGCTGGTCGACATGCAGAACCAAAGCGGACAGCAGCAGCACCAGGCAGGCATGGCGGCACAACAACAGGCCGCTGACCAGCAGGCACAGAGTTCACAGCAACAGCATCAAGCCGAACTGGCGAAGATGCAACCATCACCAACAGGAGAACAATGATGGCAAGTCAAATCCCCGACATGGGCTTTCGTAAAAACTACAAGGTGACAGGCAAGCCCGGCTACGCCGGCGGCCCTGGCCAAGCGGTTGAGAAGGGCCCCTCTGGCTCGAAGCAGGCCAACAACGCCAAGATCGCACTGGCTCAGGTGCCGGCCGTCAACAGCAAGGGCCTGTACGACGCGAAGAAAAAATAAGTACAAAAGGGGCGGATAGGCCCCCGCTTATGTATTTATAGTTATACAGGAGGACTTTCGTATGAAAGATCCGATATATCAGACAGTCTTCAAAATCAAGGACGTGATCCAAGAACTGGAATTCGCGGCCTTGAATGGAGCCGATAGCTGGGACTCATACAACCGGCTCATCGGAAGAGGCCAGGGCCTGAGAGAGGCGCTGGAAATCATAAACGGTGTCCTGCAAGAGGACGAGGAAGAAGAGTAATGGATTTTGCTCATAAAGTGGAAGTTGACGGTCGTACGGAAGAAGAAGTTTTTCCCGAACTCGACTGTGGCGTACAACCCCAAGGCAACCGAATTGTTGTTCAGTTGCGAAAAGCCAAAGACCTGAGCAAGGGCGGCATTTTGTTGGTTTCGGAAACCAAAGCCACCCAAAAATGGAATGAAGTAGTCGCAAAGGTGATCAAGACGGGCCCATTGGCTTATCGAGACATGAGCACACTGGAGCCTTGGCCCGAAGGCGCTTGGGCTGATCCAGGTGATTTGGTCCGTGTGATCAAGTACGGAGGGGATCGTTGGGCAGTGCCACATGGTGACGGGGAAGTTGTTTTTATCATTCTTCAAGATCGCGAAGTGATTTGCAAAATTGATAGTTTTGATGTTGCTCGCACGATGATGCCAGCTTTTGTTGAATGAGTGATAAAACGCAGCGCCAACGCGAAGCCCAAAAGAGGTATCGCGAAAAGAACGCTGAGAAACTGAAGGCGAAGCGTAAAGAGTATTACGAAGCCAACAGAGAACGGGAGCTGGAGAACGGCGCACGCTATCGCAATGAGAACCCCGAAAAAATTAAAAATATTCGGGATTCATACTTGACAAAAAATAGAGAAGAGCTTCGAGAGAAGTTTAATCTCTGGAGAGAGCAAAACACTGAATTAGCCAATCAATTGACTAGGCAGTGGCGAAAAAATAATCCGGCCGCAGTCGCGGCAGGGACCGCTAAAAGGCGTTCCGAAAGGATTAAAAGGACTCCTAAGTGGCTCTCCAAAGAGCAGCTTGGAGCAATCAAGGATTGGTACTATGCAGCAGAAATGCTGTCTAAGATTTTTCCTTGGAGCATGCATGTAGATCATATTGTTCCTTTACAAGGCGGCAATGTAAGTGGATTACATGTACCGTGGAATTTGCAATTGCTTCCAGCAAAAGCAAATTTATCAAAAGGCAATAAAGTGGAGGTTTTGAATGAAACCTATTGACAAGCTAGAGCAGCAAGAAGAAGTGGCGATCAAAGAGCAGACCGACGGTACGGTGCTCGCAGCCATTGAGGACGCACCCGATCCGTTCAAAGAGGGCGAAGAGGGTGATGAAGAGGTCGAGAACCACGCTGAGGGTGGCCAGGTAGGCGACGACGGCGAGGGTGACGACGACAGCGATGAGGACCGTGAGGCGCTACGCGCCGCGCGTCGCGAGGAGCGCAAGCTCAAGAAGGAACTGAACAAGCAGCGCGAGGCAAGCGCCAAGCACAAGATCAGTGCCCTGGAGCGACGCAACGAAGAGTTGGCAAAGCGACTGGCGCAGGTGGAGAACACCGCGGCGAGCTTCCAGATCGCTCAGATCGATCGCATGATCGAAGACGAGGCGACTCGAGTCGAGTACGCCAAGATGAAGATGACGCAAGCGGCACAGGCCGGCGACATCAACGGACAGATGGAGTTCATGGACCAGTACCATGAGTCCAAGAATCGATTGGCACAGGCGCAGATTGTTAAGCAGCGCCAGTTGGAGGAGGCCAAGAGCCCCCGTAACAACGTGCCGAACCCGGTGTCGTCGTCGGTTCAGAAGAACGCGACGAACTGGTTGCAGAGTAATAGTTGGTATGACCCGAGTGGTGAGGACGTGGATAGTCGGATCGCTAAGATCATCGACAACGCACTGGCCAGCGAGGGTTGGGACCCCTCGGACCCGGAGTACTGGGACGAGCTGGACAACCGACTGAAAGAGCGTTTACCTCATCGGTACACGGGCAAGGCGGGGGCAACGAACAGTCGTAGCCGCCGAAGTGGCACCTCGACGGGCCGCGCGGATGTGAGTGGTGGTGCGAACCCCAAGAACACATTCACGCTGAGTCGTGAGCGAGTGCAGGCATTGAAGGACGCAGGGATGTGGGACGACCCGCAGAAACGCGCCAAGGCGATCCGCCGCTATGCTGATTTTGACCGTGCAAACAAGGGGTAAATAAATGAACAAACGAATTTCACGGGACCTGGACGATCGTCTGCAGGACCGAGTAGAAGAAATCAAAGAGCGCCAGGCAAGCCTGTCGCCTGATGAAGTAGTGCGGCGTGAAAGGCTGGAGGCTTTTCGGGACAAATGGGCCAACACCGCGCTACCGGACATCCCTCACGGAGTAATCCCGGGGATGCACCTCTGCTGGTTGTCAACAACCAACCAGTACGATTCAATCGACAAACGCATCGCATTGGGTTATGAGCCCGTTAAAGCCGCCGAACTCGGAAAAGGCTTTGAAAACGTTGGCAAGATGAGCTCAGGCAAGTTTGAAGGTTGTGTCTCTTGTAATGAGATGGTTCTTTTCAAGATCCCCGAAGACATCTATCAAGAAGTCATGCGGATGTTGCACCTTGAAGACCCGCTTGAGCACCAGCGTAATGTTACGGCCAACGTACGCTCGGCGGCAGAAGCAGGCAAGGGTGGACGTTCGATCCTTGAGGGTGGCATGCTGGAGATGGAGAAAGAAGCCAACCGGGCCGCGGCTTTGACGCGGTTCTAATCAACAACCAAAAAGGAACCAAAAACAATGAGTGCAACTTACACTCCTTTTGGCCTGAAGGCGGTTTACCACCCCAGCGGGATTATCCGTTCGTTGAACTACACCGGCGCGTATGACGAAGCCGTTACGTTCTACAGCGGCACCCCCGTTTCGTTGGATAACTCCGGCACGGCCTCTACCCTCACAGTGGCGGGTGATACCCCCCTGTCTACAGCTCGCCTGATGGGCGTGTTCCAAGGCGTCGAATACACAGATGCTTCCGGTCGTCGTACCGTGAGTAAGTGGTTCGGTCCGACCCTGGGCACCGCCACTGACGTCGTGATGTGGATCACCGACGACCAGGAAATCGTGTACGAGATCCAGGCCGACGGTAGCGTGGCTAACGACCAAGTCGGTCAAGAGTTCAACTTTGTGGATGTGGCGACTGGCCAGATCATCGGTAACGGTGGCCTGGGTACCTCCACAGCAGGGTTGGACACGACCAACGTGGCCGCTGGTGACCAAGGTCAAGTGATCATCGTTGGCCTCGGCCGCGAAATCACGAACGCCTGGGGCGACGCCAAGACCATCGTGCAAGTGAAACTTGCTAACACCCAGTTTGCTGCCGCAAACGTCGAATAACAAGAAAGGAAGTAGCACATGGCAACCCCTATGCGCAGTACAGACTTTCGTGCGGTAGTCGAACCTATCCTCAACGAAGTCTTTGACGGAGTTTACCAGCAGCGCGATGACGAGTGGAAGGGTTTCGTAACCCAGATCACCGGCATTCCGCGTAACTATCACGAAGAAGTGATGTTGTTCGGTATGAACACGGCCCCCGAGATGCCTGACGGCACCCCCGTCTCGTATGATCAGGGCGGTACGCTGTACATCACCCGATTCATCTACAAGATCTACGGCCTGGCTTATGCCCTGACGAAGGTCCTGATGGAAGACGGTGACCACATCCGTATCGGTTCTACCTTCTCGAAGCATCTGGCTCAGTCCATGATCGAGACGAAGGAGACACTGTGTGCCAACCTGCTGAACTTTGCGTTCACACCCGGCTACGTCGGCGGTGACGGCGTGACGCTGATCAACAGCGCCCACCCGATCTCGCAAGGTCGTTCGTACAGCAACAAGCTGTCGACCGACGCCGCTATGTCCCAGACGTCTGTTGAGCAGTTGCTCATCCAGATCCGTTCTGCTGTGGACAACAACGGCAAGCGTATCCGCCTGAAGGCAGAGCAGCTGGTGGTTCCCCCGGCCCTGGAGTTCCAGGCCGAGGTGATCCTGAAGTCGGTCCTCCGCTCCGGCGGCGCCGACAACGATCTGAACCCGATCAAGTCGACTGGTATGCTCCCCCAGGGCGCCCACGTGGTGACCCGTTTGAGCTCCAGCAAGGCCTGGTTCGTTCAGACCAACGCCGAGAACGGTCTGATGCTGGTTATGCGTCGTCCGTTGGAGCGCTCGACCGAAGGCGACTTCGAGACGGACTCCATGCGTTACAAGGCCACCGAGCGTTACGCTACCGGCTGGCACGATGCACGTAACGTGTACGGCACCTCCGGCCTGTAATTGAGGCCCCGAGGCTGGGCGGATCCCAGCCAGTTAAACGCCCTGCCCTAAAAAGCAGGGCGTTTTTCTTTCTTTTTATGGGTAATTCTTATGAGCCTATCAGTAATGCAGACCGCCCCACGGCTCGGGATGGACGCCATAGAGACTGCATTATCAAACTTCCTATGGAGGAGTAATCTATGTCAGTGACTTTCAACACCCCCGTCCGCGTCTTCAAGCGCAACAACCCCACCAACGACGGCACGATCGCCCCGGATAACACCGGCGCGGCCCTGGTATCCCGTCAGAAGGCCATCGTCGGCGGCACCGCCGCTACCGTGGTGATCCCCGCTGGCGCGATCGTGCATAGCGTGACCGCGTACCTGACGACAGCCGCCGCCGTGCCTGGTACACCCGACGTGAACATTGGCGCCACCAAGGTCGCTGAGTTGGCTGACGTGGCTGGTATCAACGACGCCGCTTTCGAGACGACCTCGGCAGCCGTCGCCAAGCTGGCCAACGTGGGCCTCGAGGACGTGACACTGAGCTACACCGCCGGTGCCTCTGCCGTTGGATTCTTGTCTGTCGTGTGGACCGCACGTAACCCCGATGGCACGATCACCAACGTGGGTGAAGGCTACACCAACGAGTAAGGAGATAGCATGCGTCAAGTTACTGTAGCGGCGAACGTACCCGTTCCCATCGACCAGTACCTGACGCCTATCAACGTAGCTTACGTTGCAACAGGCTCAGGTACTGTCGAGGTGTCATACACCAACCCTTTCCCCTTGGATGCGCAAGGCTATCCGGAGCCGAATGGACCCACCTTTGTGTGGGTCGCTGCTCCGTCTAGCCCCATCAAGGACGACCCCATTCGTGCCATCCGTGTGACGGGCGGCACGAACCCCACGCTGACTGTTATTCAGGCTGGCGTTCGGTAAACATGGGCAACGCCTATTACAGCGGCGTTTATTGCGACACCCGCGGGCAGCCGGTCTTATCGATCGCTGTCTGCGACCGTTGCAGTCGCAAGGTACCATATTCCTTGCTTCGTCGCGACCCCAATTCCCCGGCGCTGATGGTGTGCCCGGCCGACCAGGACGTCTATGACCCCTGGCGCCTGGCTGCACGTCAGACCGAAACCATCACGCTGCGTCATCCGCGGCCTGATGTGTCCATTGCCATCCCTGGCAAGGGCGCACCGATCCCCAACGCACCGAACGTGGCCACACTGAACCAGGGCCCGAACATGATCGGCGACGGCGCCGGCAGCGCGTTGACTCCCGCGCCTTACGACAACGATACAACCGTGCCCACACCTGGCGACCTCAAGAAGACCTAAAAATGGCCGACATAAGTATTGGGCAGCTGCCACCGACAGACTACGTTCAAGTGAACGATGTGCTGCCTATTTTTCAAAATGGCATCACAAAGAAGGTAACGGCTCAACTACTTCAAAACGGCATCCAGGGTCCCCCTGGTCCAACCGGCCCTATGGGGCCTACGGGGTCAGTCGGACCCACGGGTAGCCAGGGCGACATCGGCCCCACCGGCAGCCAGGGTGATCTGGGCCCCACGGGCCCGACGGGTGCGCGAGGCATTCAAGGCCCCGCGGGTATCAAGGGCCCCACGGGCTCCTCTGGCGCAACGGGGCCTACAGGCTCCGCGGGCACCACAGGGCCCACCGGCGCAACCGGTCCGCAGGGCTTCGCAGGTATCAAGGGTCCGACAGGCCCGACAGGCGCCCAGGGTGACGTAGGCCCGACAGGTGCGCCCTCCACCGTGGTCGGCCCAACAGGGGCTACAGGCCCACAAGGGGCTACGGGCCCGACAGGCATCCAGGGGCCGTCCACGACGCGTATCGTCACAGATTTCATTGCGACAGCCGGCCAGACGTCGTTCACGACGACGTACACCCCCGGCTATGTCGATGTCTACCGCAACGGTGTCAAGCTGGCCAAGGCTGATGTGGTGGCCACCAACGGCACCTCGATCACCATCTCCGCGTGTAGCGCGGGGGATATCGTCCAGGTCATCACGTACTCGGTGCTATCGCTCGAGATGGGCCCGACAGGCCCGACGGGATCAACCGGTCCGACAGGACCGACCGGTGCCGACTCAACCGTGCAGGGCCCCACAGGCCCAACAGGCGCCACGGGCCCCACCGGAGCGACAGGTCCGACAGGCGTCGCTGGGACGTCGACGACGCGTACGGTGACAGACTTTACGGCCACAGATGGACAGACGACGTTCTCGGTGTCCTACATCGTCGGCTACGTCGACGTCTACCGTAACGGCGTCAAGCTGGCCGCGGCCGACGTGACGGCGACCAACGGGACCTCGGTCACCATCTCCGCGTGTGCGGCCGGTGACATCGTGCAGACGGTCTCCTACTCCGCACTGACCCTGGCCTATGGCCCGACAGGCCCCACAGGTGCGCAGGGCCCCACAGGCCCCACAGGCCCGACCGGTGCCGACTCAACCGTCGCCGGCCCGACAGGCCCCACAGGTGCGCAGGGCCCCACAGGACCGACAGGTGCAGACTCGACCGTTGCTGGACCCACAGGCCCGACCGGCGCGCAAGGTATCCAGGGTGCTACCGGCCCAACCGGCGCACAGGGCGACGTCGGCCCGACAGGACCAACAGGCGCACAGGGCATTCAAGGCCCGACAGGCCCGACCGGTGCGCAGGGTAACACAGGGCCCACTGGCCCGACTGGCGCACAGGGTGACGTTGGACCCACCGGCCCGACCGGCGCACAAGGCATTCAAGGCCCCACAGGGCCTACAGGCGCACAGGGCATTCAAGGCCCGACAGGCCCGACCGGCGCGCAAGGTGACGTCGGACCCACAGGCCCAACTGGCTCTCAAGGCATTCAAGGCCCCACAGGCCCGACTGGTGCGCAGGGCATTCAAGGCCCCACAGGGCCTACAGGCGCCGACTCGACAGTTGCAGGCCCCACTGGCCCAACTGGCGCTACAGGCCCAACGGGGGCTACAGGCGCGGCGTCGACCGTTGCTGGCCCCACTGGGCCGACGGGTTCAATCGGCCTGACAGGCCCCACGGGCCCGACAGGCGCGACAGGGTCTACCGGAGCGGGTGGCGCGCTGGGACGCTGGGGATCGTTCTGGGACACAACGACCCAGACAGCCGCAGCAATCAATACGCCTTATTCAATCACTCTCAACAGTGCTGATTCATCCAACAACGGCGTTAGTGTTGTTTCTGGAAGCCGAGTAACTTTTGCGTACGCTGGCGTTTACAGCCTGACATTCTCAATCCAGTTTATCAACACGGATACTCAGATCCATGACGCTAACGTCTGGTTGAGAAAGAATGATTCTGGCAGTACAGGAGACGTTCCTGATACTGATAGCAAATTTAGTATCACCTCTAGCCACGGAGGAGTTGATGGGGCCAACATTGGAACCGTCAACTTTGTTCTTTCTTTGGCTGCCGGTGATTTTATTGAGCTGGTTTGGTCAACAAACAGCACCCAGATTGAACTCCGAACAATTGCCGCCGGCACGTCTCCTGTAAGCCCCCGTATCCCGTCTGTGGTATTTACGGCCACTCAGGTGATGTATACACAGCTGGGCCCGACAGGCCCCACGGGCGCTTTAGGGCCCACAGGCCCCACCGGCACGGCGGGCACAAACGGACCTACAGGCCCAACAGGCACATCAGGCTCTGGCGGCCCAACAGGCCCGACAGGCGCCACGGGCGCGGGCGGCGCGTCGACCACGCGTACCGTAACAGACTACACACCGACAGCGGGCCAGACGACGTTCTCGATGGTCTACACGGTCGGCTACCTGGACGTGTTCAAGAACGGCGTGAAGCTGGCCGCGGCTGACGTTACGGCGACCAATGGCACGACGTTCACCATCGCGGCGTGTTTGACGACGGACGTCGTGCAGGCTATCTCCTATCAACAACTGAGCGTAACCAACTCTGTGTCCCCGGGCAAGAGCATCGCTTTGGCCATGATATTTGGGTTCTAAAATATGGCAAATCCTAACATCGTCAACGTCTCAGCCATCTACGGCACGACGACGTATTACACCCCCTCTGGCACGACGGCTGTGGTGTTGCTGCCCAACGCGGCGTCGTCTGGCAAGGTCTACAAGATCAACCAGATTGTGGCGTCTAACACCACGGGGACTGCGTGTAACGCTACGGTGTCGGTGTACACCAACGGCGCGGTGGCTCAGGGCTCGGCCCCCTCTGGCGGTACGGCGTATCCTGTCGTGTACCAGGTGTCGGTGCCGGGTAACGCCTCGTTGATTTGTGTGGACAAGTCAACGGCCATCTACTTGATGGAAGGCACGTCAATTACGGTGACGTCCGCAATCGGCAGCTCGCTGACGTTTAGCATCTCCTACGAGGACATCAGTTAATGTCTAAGCATCGGTACACAGGCGGGATTATTTCCGCCACCGCCCCCGCGCCGACTCAATCGAGTGCGTCGGGTGTGTGGACGCTTGACGAAGCTGAGTACTACCAGAAAGCAGGTAACTGGCCGTCTGGCTCCGGCGCGGACCCGTACTTCCAATACAACACACTGCTGTTGCACGGTGATGGAACCAACGGCGCGCAGAACAACACCTTCCTGGATAGCAGCACCAACAACTTCACGATCACCCGTAACGGCAACACGACACAAGGCTCATTCGATCCTTATGTAGGGCCGGGCAACTGGAGTAACTACTATGCAGCTACTTCATCGGCGTGGCAAACTGCAGCAAACACTATAACCGGTATCCTGGGGAGCACATTTAGCTCAACAGCCACGTTTACCGTGGAGGCGTGGATTTATCCCGTCGCTCGCCATAGTGGCGGCGGCGCGGTGCTGGGCTATGTATTTGGGTCTTTGAACCCTGCGGGGGCAAACGCGGATTGGTCTTTCGGTCCGGACAGTAACGGCAACCTCGTGGTGTTTTGGTATCAAGGCGGTAACCAGATCTGCAAAGGGTCTTCTGTAATTCCGCTCAATACCTGGACTCACGTCGCACTTAGCGTCAGCAGCGGCGCGATCAAGATGTTTGTCAACGGTGTCCTAGAGTCAACCACCGGACCCACAAGCATCACTCTATCCGCGCCTGCGTTGACCTATGTCAGCTCGGGAGGGTATGTATACGGCGGCACAACCTGGCAGGGTTTTAACGGCTACATTAGCAACCTGCGCGTGATTGGTAAGCGCGCGGCGTACACGACAACATTCACACCTTCAACAACACCGTTAGTCGCAACATCAGACACGACTCTACTGGTCAATAACAAGGCGGGTATCACCGACTCCAGTGCGGGCAACTACACGCTGACAACGACCGGAAGCATCGCCGTATCCAAGTTCTCCCCCTTTACGTTCTACCAAGTAGCCCCGGCAAGCTACAGCGGCTACTTTGATGGCAGTGGTGACTATTTGAGCGTTCCGGCAGGAGCCGCATTCAATTTTGGAACGGGTGATTTTTGTATCGAGATGTGGGTTTATCCTATTGCTCAATCACTATATGGAGCATTGTTAGCATTTGATGCAGGGGATTATCCCTTGACAATTAGCTGGGCATCAGCGGTTGGAACGGATATACAATTTAACGCAGGGTCATCAACCGCGTGGTTTATCAGTGGCGCATCATTTGGGACGACTGTTAAAAACCAATGGACACACCTCGTTGTTACAAGATCTGGAAACGCTTTTCGGACTTTTCAAGACGGTGTTTTGCGTTCATATAACTCAAATGCGGGGTCGATTGGAGACAGTTCTGGCAACATATATTTGGCGAGCAACGGGACTTCCGGATATGCGTCTCAGGCGTCACTTAGTAATGTGCGAATTATCAAGGGGTCTGTTCCGACCTCTTATCAAACATCCAGCACAACTCTCGGAACAACAATATTTACCTCTCCCACATCCCCGCTAACAACGACCAGCCAAGGGGCTACGGCGGCAAACGTGTCCCTGCTTACTTGTCAATCGACTACGTTCATTGACAACAGCACCAACGCGTTCACTGTCACGGCAAACGGGAACGCCACGCCCAAGGTCGCAAACCCGTTCACTGATACCGTGTCTGCGTCCCCCGTCCCATACTCGACAACGACCTACGGCGGCTCAGGATACTTTGACGGCACGGGGGACTATTTGAACTTAGGGGGTCAGTCGAATTTAGCTTTTGGTTCTGGGGATTTCACGGTTGAAATGTGGCTTTATTTCACATCAACAGCGACACAGCAGATTTTCGATGCAAGACCTACGGGGACTGCGTCCACGGCCAACTGTTGTGTTTTGACGTATATCTCTGGTGCCATTAACTACTACACCGGGGGAACCACTGCAATCTCAGGCCCTACAGTACCTACTAACTGTTGGATCCATTTGGCCGTTTGCAGAAGCGGAACCAGCACCAAAATGTTTATAAACGGTGCGCAAGCTGGGACAACGTACACAGACACCCAAACATACACCGTTGGGGCCAGTCGCCCGGTTATTGGCACTGATGGAAACTCACCGGGGAATTCAATCTTAAACGGCTACCTGTCTAACCTACGTGTCATCAAAGGCACCGCAGCTTACACGGGTCCCTTCGTGCCCCCCGCAGCGCCGGTGACCGCCGTCACGAACACCCAGCTGTTGCTCAACATGACCAACGGCGGCATCTTCGACAATACGGCAATCAACGACCTGGAGACGGTTGGCGCGGCCCAGATCAGTACAAGTGTTGTGAAGTATGGCACAGGTTCAATGTCATTCAGCGGCGGGACCAGCTACCTCGTTACACCAACGATTGCACCGACCGTATTTTTAGCGCCTAATGCTTGGACAATTGAAGGTTGGTTTTATTTCAACTCATTGACGGGCACATCTGGTTTGATGGGGTATCCAGATTTGCTTGAAGTCACCGCCACGTCTACCACACTGGTTGCTTCGTACCGAAACACACCAGCAAGCGCCAAGTGGTCAACGATTACCGCGACTGTTTCGTTGGGCACTGGTGCCTGGAAGCACATCGCCCTTGTGCTCAACAATGGCACCATGACCCTTTATGTGGATGGCGTGTCCGTTGGAACGCCGGCGACGGCAGTAGGCACACCGTCCTGGGGTGGCACAGGAACTCAACGGTTCATTCTTGGCGCAGACGACCAATACCCGTTTTCAGGAACACCGGATGTGTTCCTAAACGGGTACATTGACGATTTCCGAATCACCAACGGATATGCACGTTACACGACCAACTTTACGCCGCCGGCATTGGCGTTCCCGAACTTCTAAGGTGACACATGCTAGTAGCTGAAGTGATTGATGGGCAAGTGATGAAGGTGGCGGACTGCCAGGAGCTATGCGAGTGGTGGCCGCCGACTGATGAGCAACTGCGCGATCGGAACCTCGTTCGCGTGAATCTGTTTCGGGAGCACGACCCCGAGACGCAACAACTGGTCCCGTGCGAGCCCGTACTGGAGGGTGACTGGGTCTACATGGTAGCAGTAAAGGAGATTGAATGACAAACGCATCAACACTATCGTCATACGGGCCGTTCGTGGCCCCAGGGACGTCTGGCAACGTCCTGACATCGGACGGCGCAAAATGGACATCCGCCGCCGCGGCGAGTGGATCTCCTGGTCCCCGTGCAACGGTCTATACCACCGCAGGATCATTCACGTTTACCGTCCCGTCTGGCGTGACGCAGATCAAGGTCACCGTTGTTGGTGGTGGTGCTGGTGGTCAAGGTCAAACGTGTTGCGCGCCGAATACAGCGGGAGGAACCGGCGGAACATCCAGCATTTCATCTGGAACTCAAACCATTTCCACCGTCTCAGCCACAGGCGGTGCTGGAGGCACTGGAACTACCATAGGCGGGCTTGGATCTGGTGGAGACATCAATGGGTCCGGCGGGGGATCTGGTTTTGGTGTTGGGACCATGTTTAGCGCATCCAGAACCAATACCAATGGTTTGGCTGGCGCTGGAGGCGGCGGCTCTGGTTTTTCTTCTGCTGGCGGGACGGCAATTAAATGGTTTACCGGGCTGACCCCAGGGAACACGATCTCCGTCACGGTTGGAGCCGGTGGCGCAGGCGGTAGCGGATCAACTGTAGGAAAAACCGGCGGCCCTGGTGTTGTTGTGTTTGAGTATTGATAGGAGACATAGATGAAGAATGCAATCATTGACCCTCGTCAGCCCGTTTATAAGGTGACAGGATGGACAAATACAACACCTGCTGTTGCAATTATGCAAGAAATCGCAAACTCAGCTCGGGTTGCGGAGATTGCAGATCAGACATTCCCTGTTGCCGAACCACTATTTTGGGTCGATTGCGGGGATGATGTAGTCGCGGATCAATGGTATTTTGATACTAGCGATAGCGTTATCTATGTCATTCCACCTGCGCCCCCGCGGCCCGCAGCAGCAGACCAGCCAGCAGCCACCGGCACCCAGACGCTATGATCGCCATAAACCCTCGCCACGCCATCACCTACGACGGCGCGGTGATGAACATCTATCACGCCAATAAAGGCGAGGGGCTGCCGCGCCATGACCACGTCTATGCACACCTTACGATGTGCCACGCCGGCAGCTGCGCCATCCGTAAGGAAGGCAAAGAGCTGATCATGACCAAAGACACACA